CATGCTTCCGGGCTTCGCACGAGATGAAATGCGCCAGGCGCGCGTTGTGTCCCTTCTACGGCGTTAGCGACTGGACCGACGTGACGGACGCCTGCGATTGGCTCCGCGTCGAGGCAGAGATTGGGGTTTGGGCGCGCACATGGCGCGAGCATATCGACGCCAGTTGGCGCAGGAGTGCATAGGAGACGGTAATGGGAAATTCATACACGATGCGACACGGTTATGCTTCGATCTTGGATCCGTCGTGCATCTTCGCGGAGAAATCGCACGCCGTCAGTCACGATCTTGAGCGCGCTATTTCGTTGGCGAGCATTGTTTCGGGCGATACTCTACGAGCAGTCGCCAATGGTGCGGAAAATGAAACTCAATTGCTCGCCGCTCTTCGCTGGATCGTCGGCGCTGCGGAAGATGCGGCGAGCGAGAAGTTCTATGCTGAATATCAGGCGAAACAACTAGCCGAGAAGGAGACCAAGACCGATGGCGATTCGTGAAGAACTGCGCTTCATCACAGACGATGGCACGGAGCACAAAACCATGGCCGAAGCCCAAGCGCACGAAGAGGTGACGATTTACGATCAGCTCGTCAAGACGCTCGGCGGCGGCGATATGTTCGAAAATCCCATGTCCGCGACGGCGCAAGCCCTCGAACGGATCGGATTGGAAATCCGCAACGCTCGCCTGCGCGCCGGCGGCTCGAAGCGCCCGCGCAAGCCGGTCGACCCGGTGAAGACGGAAGAACTGCGCGCCGAGTTGCAGGCCGCTTGTGCTGGGGCGCCGGAAGACGACGAGCCCGAGACGAGCAACATGGGCGAGACGGAGCCGTTGGCCGGCGAGGCTGACCCCTTTTAAGCGAGGAACACATGACCGAAGAAGCACAACAAGGTGACGGCTGGGAATGGGCGCGCGTCGAGATATTTGGCCACCGCGTTCATTGTGGGCGCACACGCGAGGAAGAACGATTCGGGGCCAAGATGATTCGCATCGACATTCCTCTCAAGGGCGATCCTGCGGCGAACGGATGGGAGACTGTCTACTATGGCGGCTCTTCGATTTTCAGCTTCGCGTTGATTACCGAGGCTGCCGCCATAAAGGAAAACAGGCCTTGGGACTCGCCTGCGCGTCTGGCCTACGAGCCGTTCGATGACGAAGAGGGAAGCATCTGATGGTTATGGAAGAGAACCCGCGCGCCGTCATCGGCGCGAACAACCCGCCGACGGAGCCGCAGGAGATCGAGGACGCCCGCAGCGCCGTCAAGCATCTGAAAGCGTGGCTCCAAGAAAACCCGGTCATCACGACCGAGGACGAATATCGCGCCGCGAACGATCAGCGGGCCATTTTCGTCAAATCCCAGAAAGCGCTCGACGAAGCGCGCGAGCGGGAAACGAAGCCTATCCACGAGATGTGGAAAGCCAAGATCGCCTATTTCAAGAAGCCGCAGGACGTGATGGCGAGCGTGCTCGAAATCCTCGTCAAGCAGCGCATGGAACCTTTCGCCAAGGCCGAGCGCGAGCGCAAATTGCGCGAGGCCGAAGAGAAGCGCAGAGCCGCCGAGGAAGCCGAGCGCATCGCCCGCGAGAAGGAAGCGGCCGAGCAAAGGGCGATCGAGGATGCCGCCGTTGGCTCCTGCGAGGATGTCGCTGGCGCCACGCTGCAAGCCGATGCGGCGTTTGACGAATTTGCCTATGCCGCGCGTCAGGCCGCTCGCGCCGAGAAGGATGCGACCAAGGGCGTGCGAAGTCGGTTCGCCGATAAGGCGACGAATTTGAGGACCAGGGAAATTCTCACGCTGCAATCGGCGCACAACGTCCTTGTCGACGTGCTGGCGACGGACGGCGTTCTTCCCGATGGGCTGCGCGAGGCATTTCTTTCAGCGGCGCGCGCGTTCAGGACGAAACACGGGCGTCTGCCGAACGGCGTCGAGAGAACAGCGGAACAGGTGCTTTGATGGGCAACGGCGACGACACTTTCAGCGATCAGCAGCAATGGGCGGAACATCTTGCGAAGGCGGCGAGGATCGCGGCTGGCGAGGCGGCGGCTGCCGTGTTGGCTTCACCGCCGGCACCACCTTATCCGCCTGCGCCGCCGCCAGAGATCGCCAAGGCCATCGTCGAGGTCGAGGGGAAGATCAAGCGGCTCGCCAAGGACGACAGGAACAAATTCCAGAATTATAAGTTCACGAGCGTCGACGCCTTCTACGAGGCGGTCGGCCCATTGATGGCGGAAGCGAAAATCTTTTCGTTCCCGCATCAAGTGAACAAAGACGTGTCAGAGCAATCCAGCACGGATGACCGCGGCGTCTCGAAGAAGTCGATGTGGCTTTCGATGGATTTCGACATCTTCATTTATCACGAGACCGGCGCGGCCTGGGGGCCATTCCGCCGCTCGATGCGCGTCCCGGCGAGCGGTGCGCAAGCATTTGGATCGTCCGACTCCTATGTCCAGAAGCAGTACTTGCGGACCTTGTTCAAGATCCCGACCGGCGACGCAGATGACGCGGACCATTATGAGCAACGCGGGTTGCCGGCGTCTGGTAAGTCTGAAGACGGAAAATCCGCGCGAGAGAAGGAGTTCGACCGCCAGTCCAAGGAGGACAGTGACCGCTTCATTGCTCAGATCAAAGCCATCGACACCCTCAAGGAGTTGATGGCTTGGGACGAAAGGCAAGAACGTTCTGGCGCCAGCAAGCGCTTGGCGAAGGAAGATTTCGAGGCAGTCGGCACCGTCTTCGTCGCGCATCGGGACGCCCTTTACGAGGCGTCGATGCAGAAGGGGCCGAAGGACGCAGCCAAAGAGCCGCCCAAGGAAGACGCCGCTCGGCCGGCGTCGGCGGACGAGGCTGGGTTCTGAGGCGCGCGCGCCTCGTGGCGTTGGTGGCGGCTCTTGCCGCCTCCCTCGCTGGAAACCATTTCGTCTCGGGAATAGTGGCCTTTATCTGGCTCGCGGGCGCCGGGGCGATCATCTTCCTTTGGGCAACAGGACGTCGCAAATGAAAATCCGAACCACCAATATTATCATCCTTGGCGTGGCCGCGCTGGCCAGCCTCGCGATTTTCTCAATCCCAAGGAAAGCGCCAAAGCCAGACCCGGCTATGGAGCCTTTTATCAAAATCACCTTCGGCCGCGCGGGAGATCATTTTGATTTAAAATACATTCCCGAAGAACCCAACGTCGGGGATGTGTTTGATTTTGTCGTCAGCCGCAAGGACGGCTGCGCCAAGGACGACACGGATTGCACGATTAACCTTGTGCTCGTGAAAAGGTGACTAAATGTCAGACGCCGAGCCCATGATGTGGCGTCGCTCCGGGACAACAATGGTCCCGGAGAACGACATTGCTCGAGCGGCGGTGCATAATCTTGCCGAGGGCGTGACTTACATCGCGTCATGGCCGTTCAAGGGGAAGCGCAACATAAAGCAGCTTCGCGCGTGGTGGAGCCTCTGCCACATCATGCACGAGCACGACCTGTTCCCGACCGCCCAGGCCGCACACATCGCGCTCAAGATCGCCTGCGGCCACGTCGACATGCACGTCATGCCCGACACGGGAGAGTGCGTCATCGTCCCGCGGTCGATCGCCTTCGAGTCGCTGCCCCAGGCAGACTGGCGGCCGATCTTTCGAGCCGCGCTCCATGTCATCGTCGAGCGCTGGATGCCGGGCGTTACGATCAAGGAACTGCTCGACGAGGCAAAGGCGAGATCAGGAGTTGAGGAATGACAGACGAAGCTGAGAAGCTGGAAAAAGCCATCGCCGAGGCAAAGCTTTTCCCGCCAGAATACGAACAGGACTCAGCTTGTCCACAATGCGGTGGACCCACCGATGATGGATTTGGCCTCGCGGGCGGCGGCTATGGTGTCTACACATATTGCCCATCGTGCGGAATTATTACGAGCAAAACTCAGGTCGAGGAATGACCCGCCGCACTCGCCGCGAATTCGACGCTAAAACAAAAGCGGAGATCAAGCACCGCTGCAAGCGCGCGACTCTGCGCTGCAACTGTTCAAAGAATTCAAAGGAACTTGGGCAACTAAGGCTATTCGGATGACCAAGACCCCACACATAGCCCCAGTCATAGGAAGGTCCGTGACCGAATGGATCGGCGCGAATCCAGACGCCCGACCGCCCAATGCCGTCTTGCTGCGCATCCTGCGGCGATTCGCCTACCGATGCCATATATCTGGCCGCGAGATCACGGATGGAACGCCGTGGGAGGCCGAACACATCAAGCCGCTATGGGCGGGAGGCATGAACCGGGAGAGCAATCTGGCTCCCGCACTAGTCGATCCTCACAAGGTCAAAACAGCCGAAGAGGCTGGTCGGAGATCCAAAGCCGATCGGCAGGCAGGAAAAGCCTTCATCCGCCAGAAACCCACCGGCGCCAACAAACTTCAAGGCCGGGACTTCCCGAAATTCGAGAAGCCGCGCCGCGGCGTGGACAAATCCGCCCTCCCGCCGCTACCAAGGATCGACCCAATGACGAGGAAACCGATATGACCGACGCCAGCAAGACTACCGATGTCCGCGCGGAAACAGCCGAGTCCGCCCTCGCTGCCGAGCGGGAGCGCGCGGACAAGGCAGAGCGGGAGCGGGACGCCGCCATCTCAGCACTTTCGGCGATCGTTCATTGTCAGTCTTCGGTCACGCGTTCCGCTCTTCGTGAGGCTGCGGCGGATGCGCTTCGGTCGATTGGCGTCCGACCGAATGACTACCCGGATCAATCGCCTTTCGTAGCACGCGCGAACGAGATGCGCGCCGATCGCGACGCGATCGATTTCCCTGCCGCCCTCGCCGCAGCGCAGGCCGACATGCGGGCGAGATCTGCGGAAGTGGCGCAGAACGCCTTTCACATGGAAGAATTTTCGCCAGGATGCGAGGTAAAAGTATCTGAACATCACAGCGAAATCGCCGACGCCATCCTCGCGCTTCCGATCTCCGGCGACGATGCGCTGGCGAAAGCGCGCAAGGCCGCAAGGCGGGAAGCGTTCGAAGAAGCGGCGATTCGAGTTGAGGCAATGGGCATGTCTGAGTTTTACGGGCTTGACGGCTCAAAATGCCAAGACAATGTCGCACCGCCATCCGCGCTCTCGGCGAGAAGGAGCAAGCCTGATGGAACTATTCGCTGCCATAGGCTGAGCGAGCGATTCCGCGTGATCCGCGAGAAATTGCATGTCGCGACGAATGAGGATGCGGTCGCTGCAATTGGATTGGATAGCATCGATGGGTGACAAAACAAAAATATCCTGGACGGATAAAACTTTCAATCCGGTCATCGGCTGCCAGAAGGTCGGGCCCGGCTGCGATCACTGCTACGCGGAAGCGTGGGACAAGCGCATCGGCAACGCGCGCGCCAACATCGACAGCGACAAAACGAAGGAAATCGCACGATGATCACAAATGCAGAGCTTGAAGCCGCAGTATCGGCTTTCCAAAAATACGACTCCTTGGACGATTTATCAATCATCCTTGGGCACGTGCTCAAGGCAGCCGAAGCCGCGCGAAAAAATGAAACGCGAAGTGAGGACGCCATCATCGGCACGCTGTCACGCGAGGGCAGCATGACCCACGATCTTTCCACCCTCCGCGCTCTCCTGGCGCGGTGCGAAGCCGCTACGGGGGCGGATGCGGTCGCGCTGATAGAGCGCGTGCTGCCGGGGGCGAGCGGATGGATACTCGGTAAAGGCAAGCTTTCCGAGATTGAACCGCCCTACGGAGTCCGCATCTATCAGGATTTGGCCGGAGAAATCTTGCTAGGCGAGGCAGAGGCGAACACGTTGCCCCTCGCCCTTCTCTGCGCCCTTCTCCGCGCGTTGATCGCGGAAGAGGAGCGCGCCGATGGATGACCTTCGCGTTTCCGCCCGCTGGCGATGGCTTGTCGCGAACCGAATCTGGATCACCAGGGGTTGCTACGGATTTGGCCAACCTCACGGAGATACCAAGGGCGACAAAGCGTTGATGGATAGAATGATACGGCGCGGGCACGTCGAAGTAAGCGAGGGTGGTGGCATGTATCGCCTCACTGGACTTGGGAGACGCGCGCTTGGGTTGGAATCAATCGAGGAGGAGAGCGCATGGCCGTCACCCGTCGCCAAGCCCTGAAGTGCATGGCCGTTAGTCTGGCCGCGGCCGCGGCGCCGCCCGCATTGTCGCTCGCGCCCGAAGAAATCGCCGCGTCTGCGCCCTTGCTGCCTGCCTGGACCGTCGGCACGATCGGCGAATATGACTGGCAGTGCATCCGCGCGCCAGACGCTCAATCAGCCATCCTTGAGTATTTGGAAAACGAAACGGGCTGGCGTGCATGTATCGAGGCCAATGTCGAGATTGCTGGCGCAAGCGAATGCGAGTGCGATTTCTGTATCGCGCGACGCAGGCTTGATGTGAAACGAGTGGAGGCATTCGACGCGATCGTAAATCCAACGCGCCTCGATTGGTTAGAAGCGGGGCTGGGAAAGCTGTGCGAGCGTTGCGATTATGAGGTCGACAATTCGAGCGCCGAGGTCGTAGACGGCGACGTCGTCTGCCACGACTGCATGACGCTCGCCGATTGGCGCATCGCCGATCCTGAGCGCGCGGCCGAAATGGAGAGCGAACGCGCGTCATTTGAGCGCGCTCTTGACCCATTCGGGGACGCCGTGGACGGCGATCCAGCCGATGAGGCCGAAGGCCGCCACCACACCGGCGCCGATCCGCGATAGCGCCCAGACGGCCCCCGTCGCTTGATCTCGGCCGCTCCTCAGCGCATCGAGCTTTTCGTTGATCTCGTCGAGCCGCCTGAAGATGACTTTTTCGATTTCTTCTTCGCGTCGTTCATGCGCCGCCATCCGGCCGAACAGCTCGCCTATGTCCTTGAAACAGTCGTCGGTAGGCATGAGGCGGTCTCTAGGTCGGGCGGCGCCGCGAGCGCGCTGATAGGGGCGGCGCCGCGCGGCCGTGTTCGCCCGGCATAGGTTATCCCTTCACAAGGGGGCCGGCCTTATCGCTCGAATAGCTGTGCAGCCAGCCGTTGACGACGCTGCTCCCGAGCAGGGCCTCACCCAGGCCCTTCAGCCATTCGGCTTGGGCCTGGGTGATGACGGACCAATCATGCGGGAAGGGGGCCGGAAGCCCAGCTTGGGCGACATAGATCACGAAAACCGCCACGGCCGCGGCAACGACGTTTGTGTTTGCGGAGACGATCGGCGAGATCGAATCGGGAAGCTTCATTTCTTTCGTGCCCCTTGCTGTAGGAGAAACCTTAAAACCAGATGCGCCACGGCCGCCACCAGTAGCGCCTCTCTCATGCGCTGAAATCTCACCCGAAGGGGCATAGATCGTCGAGATCGGCCATAAACCGATCCTTGAGCAGAAGCATCGCGAGAACCGCGCTGCAATAGGTGAATGGGAAGTAGTCGACCGCCAGGATGTGGGTCAGTTCAGCCATTTGCGCCTCCCGCCAGCTTGAGAGCGAGGGCGTGGCACGCGGTCTCGCGCGCCGCCCAGCCTCGCCCGAAATACGACCAGATCGCCAGGCGCTTCCAGAAGCCCAGGCGCAGTGCATGGAGATCGTTGATTCGGTCGATCGGACGCATGTTGCGCGTCTCGTTCTCCCATTCTTCGGCGCGGCCCGGTCCGTTGTTCACGGCGATGTCGAAAAGGAGGACGTCGACGCCGGCCGGAAGGGCATCGGCGTTGATGAGGTTCCAGTATTTCTTGCGATAAATCAAGGAAACTGTCGCGGGGGAGATGTTGCGCAGTTCGGTCAGCGTCGCCATGCGGCCGAGTTCGTGGGACAGCGTCGCCCGGGTGATACCCTTCTCCGTGGCTCCGCCCGGATCTTTGGGATTGTTCGACCAGCCGCCTTCGTATTGCAGGGTGAAGGGAAGGGCGTATCTGTCGAAATTTTCCTGCATTTCCCCCACTCCTCCCAAAAAATGCCCCGCGCGGTTTTTGACGCACGGGGCACGACGACTTCGATTTGAATCTACGGCACAGTCCGGCCTGCGGTCAATGACTCAATTCGGCAATCCCGCCGCACTGAGCTGCGCCTTGATCGCACTCACCTGCGCCGTCGGGTTCAGGTTGCTCGTGACCAGACCGTTGATCGTGGCCAACGTCGATTGAGCCTTCGCGTTCAACGTCGCGACGTCTGCCGCGACGTTGCCCGTCGGTGCGAAGAGCGGCGCCCCATTCGATCCAGACAGAAGATTCGTGTGGAAGGTGACACCGAGGCTTACCTTCTCCTCCGCGAACCGCTTCTGCCCGAGATATTGCGTCTGCAGCCAGGAAATCGCGGCAGGCGTAGAGCCGTAGGCGAGCCCCGCGCCGGCGACCGTGTGCGAACCGAAGTCCGCGTGGTCGTAGGCGAGACGCACGGAAATCCCCGGCATCGCCATCCAATCGATCCCTGCCGTCACATGCCACCCGGCCCAAGTCGATCCAGCCGCGCCGAAGCCGTTGGCGATCGCGAACGCCGAGCCCGAGAGGACCGAGCTCGAGGTCTTCAGCAGCGCCGGCCCCGCACCGATGTAAGGCAGAAGCGTCGGGGTGATCGCGAAGCCGAGCTTCCCGGTCAGATCGGCGCGCAGCGACCAGCCCGCGCCGATCTGCGCGACGGTCGGACCGACGCCCGGGATCTGCAGCGGGCCGGTCGGGAAGGTGACCGTCTTCTGATTGCCGCCGAGCGGCAGGTCAAGGCCAATCTCGACGCCGGGAACCCACAATCCGAACTGCTGATTGATGCCGACGAAGCCGGAAGCGACCGGGCCGCTGTTGTTGAGGGTGGCGTTGGCGCCGGACAGATAGCCGAACGGGGCGAAGACGGGAGCGCCCAGTGCGGAAAAGCCGGTCTGATAGGCCTGAAGCGCCATGTTGGGGTTTGAATCCCACGCGTAGCCGATCGATCCGCCGGCATAAACGCCCGACCAATTGCTACTCGCAGGGAGAAGCAGCGACGGCGCGCTTTTGGTCGATGGCAGGTCCGCCGCCAGGGACGGCGAAAACCCCAACACGGCGGCGGCGAGCCCCGTTGCGAGCGACAAGAAAATGGCGACGTTTCTCATATGATCCTCTCGGTTCGATGATCGACCACGGATGACGATAGCATAGGCGACTGTGTCTTTGGCGCCACAGTCACCAGGAAATCGTCAGTCCGCTCTGCGAATGATGCCGATCCGTAGGCGCGGCGCGCGCGGCGGGCGCGATGCGGCGGATGACGGCGGTCCAGTCGATCATGGGGATGTCCTTCGTGCAAGGCGCGTCGCTGACGCGCGCTTAGGGCGTGCCCCACTTAGCTTTGAGGTAGGCTTGAGTGGCCGAAATATTGCCACTGGACAGCACGCCGGAGCACAGCACAATCTCGCCGAAATATGCGTTGGTGTTGTATGCGGTCTGCGCGCCAGACGCGATATAGGCGATTGATCCTGTGCGAGAGCTTGATGCAGTGCCTCCAGAATCGAGTGAAGCGTTGAAATACGATGATCCGACATTCGCGGAGGACATTGTCCAAGTTATTGTTTCATATGCCGACACTGCGTGGTTAGTTGTGCCAGCATATTGATAGCTTTGATTCGTAGTATAAAGATAGCTATCAGAATACCACAGACCATAATATTTGTTTCCAGACGATAGCGTAGAACCAAGGATACAGGCTATCCTGACTGTAGAAACTCGTTTGACTACGGCAAACAATGTGTATCCAGCCGAATCGAGGTTGATGGTGCTGGCTAAGTTGAAAAATTGCACTGTCGGCGACGAAACAAAATACATCGCGTTGAGCCCGCTCGGGGCGACAGCAGTTGCGATGTTCGGCTTGGCCCCGGAGACGCTCTGCGTGACATTATTGCCGTTCCCGCTCAGATCATTCCATTGACTGACAGCGCCGCCGGAGGAAGTGATTGACGCCGCGTTGCTGGCGTCAAGCCAAAGACTGAGCCCGGGAAGCGACGCGGGGGTGAATGGTGCAGACGCCGCTGCCCCCCAGAACCCAAGCGGGACCGTTCCGTCGGCCCGGCCTTCAAGCGCCGCATATGCCGCCAGTGCAGCCGACCCCTTCAAGAACTGGCGACGCGGAAGGATAATGCGCGGGCTCAATGGAAATACCCCTGCCAGACGCATTGCAAGGTCGATCCGTCGAAGGAAAGGCACGAAACGATGTCCTTGGCTCCCAGCGTCGCGGTAAGCGTCGGAGCCGTGCCGGATGGCCACGTGACGTTGCTCCACGTCCCTACGGTTTGCGTGCTGCCGCTCGCCGGCTGGATGATTTCGATGTTGTAGGGGCCTCCGCCCGCGACCATCCCCGTGGGCGTGAGCGTGTAGGGGCCAGTCCCCGAGACCAGCGTCACTGTGGCCGTCGGGCTTGCCCCCAGCGACCAAGAGATCGGCGAAGTAGACGCCGACAACGCTGGCGCGCCGATAGAGGCGGATACGACCAGCCAATTCGTGCCGTTCCACTGGCCCACGACCGCGCTGCTTCCGCTTCCGGCGATCGGCTGTCCGATGACGGTTATGGCCGAATCGGTGAAGCGGTGAATCTGGCCGAGATAGGCCGGCGCGCCGGAAAGCACGCCCGGCGCATTGGCGTAGGTTGTGCTGTAGGGGATGCTATCGTCGGTGAAGGTAACCCCTGTGCCGCCGGAGACAGTAAACGTATGATCGATGCCGACGCCAGCCTTGACCACATTATAATCTACGATCCCTCGACCATAATTTCCTGCATCGTTTATGTCAGCCGTCGTAATAAAATTCTGACCGTTTGTCGAAGTGGAGTGCTGAATGTTCAGATTGTGAATGCGGAGTTCGCCGTCCTGCGACGATTGTGCGTAGGTTACCGTGTAGATACATCCCTGCACTTGGGCTCTTACAATTACGCTGTCGTGGAAACTCGCCTGTTGCGAAAGACAATTGTTGGAATAGGCAGAATTTAGGTTCTCTACTTTGGTATGCTCTCCAAGATAGTAATTCGTGTTGAACCCGAAGACACTGACCGTGTCTATTTCCACGAGGGCGTTGTTGCTCTCATATGGTGTAATCAGCCCCGTTCCGCCCGAGGTCGACGGCGCAAGGCCACCATGACCGCCGACCCCGCCATTAATATAATAGGTAAATGCGACCATCGGGCTAATGTTGACGATGCCTTCGAATTTCAATTGTTGCACACCGCCCGCACAGACGCCGCTGTTGGTCGGATTGATGCCGGTATAAATGGTCATATCCTTCATCTTAAATAGGATATTAGACTGGCCGTTTGGCCCGGACGCATTATAAGCGCCGATCACGCATTGTGCGTTGGTCGATCCATTCTGCGTTGACCACAATATAGACCCGAGATCATTGACGACATAATTTTCGCTGTTGGTCGGCGTGTCGCCGATAAACTCGATTTCCCCCGAGATCGCTGCTCCATTGCCGACCGAAGGCAGCACGATCTGCGCATATGGCGCCGAGCCGCCAAACGCGCCATTGATGATATAGTTGTCGTAAGGGAAGTATACTTTCCCTACCCCGCCGCCAATGGCGTTGACTGCAGCTTGAACGGCCGCTGTGTCGTCAGTTCCATAAATATAATCAACATTTGATTGCGAGCTTAGTGCATTAGTGCCAAGTGTTATGGTAGATGCTGAAGTATAACCTGCAATGGTTGTTGAAAGGTTGGCAGTGCCGCCGGAGTTACCAGCAAAATTGATGCTGATGACCTTGTTGCCGTTCGTCCCCGTGCAGCCGGTCCCGGTCTGACAATCGGTCGAGAGGAAGGGCGAATTTGTCGAGTCGGTGAATGCCGTCGTGCTGATGGTCGTGCTTCCGGCGCCAAAATGCTTGGCGCCGCCCTTTGCGCCATAGGCTGCGGATTTGACGTTGAGGACAACCGGACCGCCGACGACTTGATCGAATTTCGCAGGTCCGCCGATGATGTTCCACGCCACGGTGGATGGGCAGACGCCAGCCCCGCCGCCGACGACGAGCGCTCCCGCACTGAGCGCGGCACTCATCGTCAGGCTCGTCGTGGACGTCGCGCAGACGACGCCGCCCGAGGTTGCTCCCGTCGCCGCTTGCGGAAAGGCGATGGACGCGCTCGAAGCCGATGAGCCGAGAAGGCCTCCAGCGCCGATCGTCAGAAAATTGCCGGTCAATCCACCTGTAATTGGCGTCGAGCCGATAGCGAGAGAGCCGCTACCGCCGCCCTCGAACACTTGAGCATGCGCCCGGGAAAAAAGAGCGGCCAGCATCGCTATTGCAGCAAGGATATCCTTCATTTCACATTTCCCGGGATGAGGCCATGTTTCGTGGTTGCAGGCAAATGCGCCGCATTTTTCGAGAAGCCGAAAACCGGAACGCCATTGATGAACTTCGGCTTTTTGCCGACCTTGGCGCGCGGCGCCTTTCGGGCTTGGCGCAGGGGAAACGCTGGTTCCGGGATCATCTCAGGCCCTCGCGCTTGCGTTGAACCGCCTCGATCGGGATTTCCCGATGTCGCGCCATCATCCAGCCGCGCGCCGATTCGCGTGACGTGCGGAAAACGTGATCGATCACATCCCTGCGCACATGGTCGGGCATGTCCAGCCATTGCTGAGAACCTATGATTCGGTCAAGGTTCTGCTTTGCCAAATGCCCGGCGACGGTCGCGAATTCGTCGTGCTGCTCGTCGGTCAGATGCACGCCGCGGATCTTGCGTTCGACCGCCGTCGGCCAACAGCCGAGCCGCAGCATTTCCTGGTTGACCGGATCGGAGCTTTGTTTCTGCTCCCAAATCGCCGTGGCATCGAAGCCAAGGCCGGCGCGAGACGGGGTCGGATTTCCCCAAATGTCGAGTTTTGGCCGCAGCCCTTCTGAGACGAAGGGGATTTTCGCCTTGATCGCGTCAACCATGGTGCGCGCGTCGCGCGTGTAGGGGTCGACCGCCCGCGCCATCTGCGACATGCCGACGCTGAACGGGACGAATGATGCCAGTTCGTTGCGCACGTAATAGCCGCCGTAGCGCTCCGGGTCGTGGATCGCGCGCAACAGGTCCGCCGGGCCCCGCACGAAACTTTCGTCGAGCACGTTCTGGGCGATGGCGTGAATCAGCCGACCGGCCGCGTCGCTGGCCTCCTCCTCGGGAAGCCGGTGCATGATGTCGAACAGGTCCGCGGCGATGCCGAGTTGCATGCCGAGCGGCCCGAGCCGCTTATAGGAATACCATGTATCGCCGATGCGCACGGAATAGGCCTGCTTGCCCGCCGCCTGCCAGACCGAGCGCTCCTTGGCGTCGTCCGGCCCGGAGCCGGTCAAATAGCCTTCCGCCGCGATGGCGCCGGCCGTCAGCGCCGTAGCTGTGCCCCAAAGCATCCGAGCGCGCGCCTTGTCCATCGCGACCGGGCCGTTCTTGCCCAGAAGATCGGCGCGGATTTCCGGGGCCATCCAGCCCAGCGCCGTGCGCTTGAGAATGGCCTCGTCGAGCACATTGGTCGAGATATGGACGAACGGCATGACGAATTTGCCGAGCGGGAAACCTGCCACGTCGATCTGGTTGACGAGCGAGGACAGCTTGCGGGTGAATGTGCCGCCACTCCCCATGAGCGAGGCGACGCTGGCCTCGCGGTGCCCCGCCTCCATCATCTCCTGCGTCGGCTTGGTGACGAGTTCGGCGACGCGCTTGTCAAGGTCGGCGCCTTTGAGACCTTCGCCGGCCGCGTTGCGATAGGCCAGGGCGTTCTTCTCGACCGAATAGGCCAGGGCGCGCGTGAAGCTGTGGAACGCCGCAATGAAGTTGCCCGGAGAGCGGGCAAAGTCTCCGATGGGAAGCTCGCCGGCGCGGATGCGAAAGTTCGGGATCATGCCGCGGCTCGAATATTCGAGCGCCACGGCGGGCGACCCCGTCTTGCCCGGCTCGACGATCGCGCCGGCCGCGCGAAAGGCGTCTTTCAGCCCGGTGATGACGCCAAAGGCCGCCGATTTCACATCATGGACGCCGGCGGCTTCGTTGAGCGGCGCGCCCTCGCCGCGGAAATATCCACCGCGCAAGGGCTTCTCGCCGGGCAGTTGCACCGTCGCGCCGCTGCGCAGTGACCGGAAAGCCGCCTCGGTCGCCGGCAAAAAACCCTGCGCCAGCCCGCGCGCGCCGGCTGGAACCTCGCCGAAGCGCACGCCGGGCTCCTCGCCGCCGCGCAGCGCATGCAAGCCGGCCGCCACCGCCGTCTCCGGCCCGAGCTTTTGCACGAGCGAGATCACGTTGCTGACGCCATAGGTGATGTGGGTAATCGGCCCCGAAACCAGTCCGTTCACCCAATACTCGAACGCCATCCGGCCGAAAGTGCGCTTTTCCGAGTCGTGCAGGAATTGCGCGACGCCTTGCGGCGACTGCTCGCGCCCTGCCATCTGCGCCTCGAGATGACTCTGATGAAATTCCTTGCCTGTGATTTCCTTCCATGTCTGGAAAAAGGTCTTGTCCTGCCCCGCGCTGGCGCCGACGTCCTTGAGGATGCGGTTGAAGATGCCGAGAGCGCGCCCCGCCTCGGCGCGCGCTCCGGCGAATTGCTTGATGATCGCCGCCCGGAGCGCCTTTTCGCTTTCGTATTTTGCCGCGTCGCCAGCCTGTCCGGCCTGCCAAACGCGGTCGTTCATCCTCTGGATGGCGAGGGAATAGGTGTAGATTTGTTCGGCGTTGTGAGCCTGCCCGATTTGGCGCGACAAATCCTCCGGCGCGACGCCCATGGCCGCCGCCATCTCGACCGTCTGGCCGTGGGTGATCTGGCCGCGGCGGTCGCCGACGAAATCGTCCGTGTCCTTCATCAGATCGCGCAACGCTTTCGCGGCCTCGGCATTGTCGCCGGCCACTTCGCGCACGAGATTGTCTACAGATTGAAGTCGGCTTGGCTGTCCGATGGGGGATTCTGGAGGCCTTGGGGCGAGTTGCTCGATTGGGGATTTGTCTCCGGCGGGTTTTCCTGCTCCCACGCCACTTGTTTCCGGCGGAGTTTTGCCCCCGCTCGGTAGCTTTTCGCCAATTGCAGCGCCACCTTTGCTTGGCTTCGCGGCAGGTTTAGCGCCTGCCTCTCCAGCCTCTCCGCCTCCTGTTCCGCCGCCAGCGCCTGCGCCAGTGGGTTCGGCGGCGGGGATGGTTGCTCCTGGTCTGGCCCCGGTTGCGGCTCTTGTGTCATCGGGCAACTCCTCGATCTGGCGGTCGATTTCTCCGAAGAGGCGGTCTGCGGCAGGCCCAGCTTCTTGCGGCTCGATCGTCGCGGCGTCGGCATGATGCACGTCGGCGAGCGACATGGAAGGCTCCGGCGCCTCGGCGACGACGTGGCGCTGTGGCTCTTCGGTCAGCATGCGGTCGAACACGGCGCGGATTTCGTCATTGATCGGGGCCTTGATGCCGCGCAAGCCCTGATAGATGTCGAGCATCCACCGCTTTATCTTTTCGAACACGCCAGCGAGACCCTGCGTCGGCGCGCGGCCTTCCGTAAGGTAGCGCTCGAACGCGCGGGCGAATTTCTCGTGGTGGCGCTCTTGGATGTTCTCGGCGGTCGAGGGACGGCGGTTGCCGCGCGCGTCGCCGTTGAACCACTTTAGCACGGTCTGAAAGTCGGTTTTCAGTTGCTCTGGCGCTTCCTCGTGGCGCGCGTCGCGCTGCATTTGGTCGAGGAAGTCGTGCGAGCCTTCGTGGACGATGCTGGAGAAGTCCGCCTTTTCGAAGAGGGAAACCATGCGGCTGGGGAGGTTGATCGCGGCCTTGGCGTCTTGGAAGAGGGGGAAGCCCTCATAGGCGGCGGCGTGCGCGAGTTCGTCGGTGATGGCGACGGAATGAACTGGCGTCTCTTCGCGAATTGTTCCTTCGCGCTGGCCTGTGCTTTCCCATCCGGTTGCGTTCCCATTCTCGCCCACGTGCTCAGCGGCTAGCGTGGAGTTTTCCACCTTCGCGCCGAATTTCTTGACGAGTTTGTTGACGGCCTTGGGGAGAATGTCGTCGTAGAAGCCGCGCATTCCCTCGCCGCCGACCTTGAGGTCGAGGCCGCGAAAAACCTTGACTTCTGGGGCTTGATCGTGGTCCGACGAGCCTTCCCCATCGAGTATTTTCTGCGCCATCTCCTTGCCGACGACGCCTTCGAGTTCCTCCGGTTTTACGTAATGTTGGTCGAGAACAGCACGGTCATCATGATCGTAGGCAGACAAACCAATCAGACCATCTGAGTCCTTCCAATGATAAAGTTCTCTGATTTTCTTGCTCAGGTCATACCGATCCGCGCTCGTTTCTCCCGTGTCCCACGACAGCCGGTCGTAGCCGTGATCGACGGCGTAGCGAAGCATACGTTTCATTGCCAATTCTGGCCATGAAGTTTTAAAAGGTGCGTCAGGGACGTGGCCATAACCCTTGTCTCGGTTGCTCAGTTCGCCGAGCCGTGCCGCATCGTCGCCGTTCATTGTTCCGGCGCGCTGCTTGGCTTCAAGATCGGAAAACTCTACTTTTTCAGCCTGGGATAGCGGCTCCGTGTATCCCTTCTTACGCCCCTCTTGGTGCCAATCGCTCTGGACCTCGGCAATATGCAGCACCTTCTCCCCGTTCGGCCCTACGCGGTCGTCGAAGCGGATGTGAGAGATGATGTTGGGCTCTTCCCAATGGGCGGATTTGTAGTCATTTGGATGCGCCGCACCTTTTCTGTATTCTACTTGAAGTTCATTGCGTTCGTTCTGATGAAGTTCATCAAACGAATCAACGTCAACTCCCTTATTTTTAAGGAAGTCATCAAATGATATTGGCTCTTTTTGCGGCAGCGTCAGCAGCATCTCACGGTAGTTCTCGCCGCCGGGGAGGGTGTATTGGGAGTATTTTACGCCTGGAATCGGCACATTATTGTTGCGTAGGAATTCAGCATGATTATCGGTTACGGGTTCTCCGCCCTTCTCTACTTCCTTCACTTCAATCGAGTTCGCCCGCACATAGTCCGTAATTTGCGCGCGCGTGACGGCACCCTTCTGCTCCTTGAGCCAGTCCTCCAGCCCGAGCCACTTCATTTCCTCCGGCTTCACGCCAGCGGTGTTTTTTATCGTCGCGAGCCACTGTTGCGGGCTGGCCTTTTCCTGCTTGGCGGATTCGATGGCGCGGCCAACGGCGGAATAGAATGTCGAGGCTTTGGCACCCTGGAAAAGCTCCTCCCCGCGCATTTCCTCCAGCCGATAGCGAACATCGTCCACCGTCGCGGCATGGATGGCGGGTTCCGGCTTCGGTTCGGCGGCGCGCGCCATCGCCTTACGCAACAGCGCAGCCGACTCGCCGGTCACTTCCTGCCCGTTCACGATCAGCGGCGCGCGCTCTTCATCCGTCCCGCGCGGCGCCGTCTTCTCGGCTTCATCCACCTTCGCGCGGAGTTGCGCCGCCGCCTCGCCGGTGATGCGCTGGCCGTTGACGACGATACTGCCGTCGTCCGCCGGTTTGAGGACGGCCTTCGCCCGGCGCGCGCCTTCCGCCCGCTCGCGCTGAAACTCGGCGAAGGCGATGTTGCGGAAGTTCAACGCTTCCTTGTGGTAAAGCTCCTCGGCGGTCTCGCCCGTGCGCCAAGCCGCGCGCGTCGCCATGCGGGCGGCGACGACATGGCCCCATGCCTTGGCCTTATCCGGATCGATGCCGACATTGGCGAGGCGTGCGGCCACGTCGTCGGCGATGCGCTGGCGCATTTCGGGAGGGGTGACACTCGGCTGAGGGGCGGGTGGGCGGGTTTCCTCTGGGGGGTGGGTGGGTTCGGTTTGTGGGGCGGTTGTGGCCACAGTTTCCGCAGGAGCGGCTTCTTGTGGGGTAGTTGTGGCCACAGTTTCCGCAGGAGCGGCTTCTTGTGGGGCGGTTGTGGCCACAGGCTCGGGAGCCGGCCCGTTCGCATGCTCCTCAGCCCGGCGCAGCGCAGCGGCGATCTCGCGCCCGGCGTCCATGCGCTCCATCGTGGCGGCGGCGAGGCGCGCCCGCATCGCGGCGGTTTTCTCGCTCTCTTGCGCCGTTCCGGCCGCCCAAGCCTCGCGCCGGGCGTTGATGTCCTCAAATTCGCGCGTCGCCTCCCGGATTTGCGCGCGCATGCGCCGCGCATCGGGGCCGCCGGTATAGCCGTTGTGGGCATCGACGTGGTCGTTGTAATCCTGGATGAGGTCGTTCATCCGGGTTTTGGCTTCGTCCCGCATCCGATCAGTCGGGTTCATCGCCTCGGAAATGCGCGCCCGCAGGCTTTCGCGCTCCTCGTCGAGCGCGTCGGCACGGTCGAAGGCTTCCGGCTCCATCTGCCGGGCTTTGGCGTGGAGATCGACCTCGGCCGGCGGCAATTCCTGCCGGCGCATGTTCTGCGCGTCGGCCTTCGTCTCGGGCGATTGCTCTTTTGTCCCATCGAACACGCCCTTGGTGATGCCTCGCCCCATGACTTTTACATCAGCGGCCTCGGCTAAGGTCGGCATGGCGCGCGGCGCGCCCTCGCCCTGGCGCAGAACGTCGGCGGCGGCGATGCGCGCATAACCCTCTTGCGCACGCGGCAGCGCGGCGATGCGGTCAGTCAGCGGCGTGATCGCGCGTGAACCAAATCCCTCAATCGTCTCGCCCAAATGCGTTGGGCGGTTGAAGATCATGCCGAAGCCGGTCGAGATGGCGATATTAGTCCAGTCCGGGGATTGACCTTGCTCAAGTTCCTGCGTCAACTCCAAGCCGCCAAGGATGCCGCCACTGACGAGAGAGCGCGTCGTCGGGTAAGCCATAAGGCGCTGGAACAAGCCTGCGTTCTCGCCAACTTCGGCCGCCTTCCCCCAGAATTTTGCAGGGCCGCCCGTTAGCGCATACGGGGCTAATCCGCCAAAAAACGTTCCGGTTGGGTGCTCCGCCGCAGCCGCTCGCCCATATTCCTCCAGAGGATCGCGCCATGAAGCGGGGAGTTTCGAAAAGGCGAGGTCTTGAGCCTCTTCTGTTTTTCTTCCTGCATAAATGCCGCCGGCTATCGCGCCAGCGAAGCCCAGAGCCGGAGCTGTAACTTCTGCCAATGGGCCGCCAAACAGGCCAAGGGTAAATCCGGCCTTCCCACCGGCGGCGGCGCCCGCCACTGTTCCCGCCGCAGGGATGAGCGACTTAGCTGCGCTAAATGCGGTTGCCCCCAATAGGCTGGTCTCTTGGGGGAGCGGCTTGCTGGTGTCGAGAATGTCAGCGAACGGATTCTGCTCGTGCGTCGCAGGCGTCTCATCCGGCGCCGATTGATCGTCGGGCTGCAATATGGCCGTGAAGGGGTTAGCGCTGTCCACGGATAGCCTCTACCTCTTTGCCGTAAGGAAGCTCTTCGAGAGTCTCTGCGGTTTTGCCATGAGAAACCATTGAGCCGAAAGGAAGCTCCTCCAGTTTTTCCGAGGCATAGCCTTTGCCGCCGAGCGCTGAGCCGAGTGATTGATTGAAGCCCATCGTTTGATTTTTCACCGGCGCCATCTTGCCACGCTCAGCGTCGAGCTGCTGTAGGATCGGCATGGGATCGACGTTCGGCAGAGCTTCTCTCCAGAGATCAAGATGCTTCTGGTCTCTGTTTTTATCGAGAAGCTGAATCGCAGCGCCCCAACGGGCTGGGCTCGTTTTTCCACCGCTCGGTAATTCCGGCGGCTGCGCGATGAGCGTGTCCCATTTCTCCTGCGGGACGTCCTTCGGCGCCACCAAGAACCGCTGTTCGGCCTGCAACTGAGCCGGCGTCGCCTGCTCGCGCGCGGTTCCGAGCGCGCCGATCTTCGCGTCGAGTGCGCCCTGTCGCGCCTCTTTGAGATAGGGGGCCAAGAACTTGTCCGTGTTTTCGTCGCGCAGAAACTCCGTCGCCTTGCCGTTTTCTTGGGCGACGCGCAGCGCATCGTTGTAGGCCGGCAGGAATTTCTTGTCGAAGATGTCTTCGCCCTTGCGGTTGACGACTTTGGGCATGCCGGGAAAATCCATACCCTCGTCGAGGCGCAGTTGCCGACGCGCATATTGGATTTGCGCATTGAGAACGGAGGCGTATAGCGGCCCGCGGTCGTCTTTCTGCATGGTCTGGAACAGCCCATGCAGCTCGCGATAGCCGGCGGCGGTGATTTCGTGGTTGGCGAGCATGCGCACGAGATCGCCCGGCGAGCCGAGCCTTTCCGGGTCGCCGTTTTCCTTCGTCATCCGATTGAGGGCGTCGGCGTATTTCGGGCCGAAGCGGATCAGGTCGCGCGCCGGCGAATTGTCGGGATCCTGCATGGCGATGTTCCACAGCCACTCGCGCATGTGCGGGTCGGTCAGGCGCGGGTCGCTGTTGTTGCCGATGACGGAAAGCGCCTTGTCGGCCTGTCCGGTGTGGATCGCGGTAATCAGTTCGTTCGCAACGTCGGAATTGGCCTGCTTCTGGTCCTTTTCGGTCTGCGCATCGGCGATCTGGCTGGCCGCATAGAGCTTGTGGAATTCGGAAAGCGCCGCATCGCGCGCCTCGGGCGAGGAATATTCCCGATTGAGCAGCGATTGATAGGCATCGGCCCGCACAAGTTCCTGATGGTGCGGAATGTCGGCAAAGAGCGCCGGCGGCGCTTCTGGCGGTGAGGATGGCCCTTGTTGCGGGGTGACCGCGGCGGCGTTGCGGCCGGAATAAAAAACGGCGTTGGAAAGTCCGATCGGCGGCGCGACGCTCGACGTGCGATTGAATTTGTTGACCCACATGGATGTGAAAGCCGCGGCCGGCGCGTTCGGGTCGCCGCCATTGCCCTTGATCGACTTCACCGCAATATCGGGGCTGACGCCAGCGAGCGTCAAGGCTTTCGCCGCTGGCAGGCTCGGATTCGAGAGCAAGGCTTTCGCGCCAGCCGGCCCTTGCTGGTGCGCCAGATAAAGCTCCGCATCGGTCGGGTCGCGCCCCAGCGCGCTCGCCAAGATCGGACGGTCGTGCGCCGACGAGCGCGCCAGCGCGAAGGTCGAATCGGTCAAGTTGAATTTCGAGCCGCCGCCGCCGAAGGCGCTCCAATATTTGTCGCTGGCCTGGATGTAGCCTTCGTGCGCGGAGCCAGCCCCGGCGTTGGCCTTGCCGGAGCTTTCAATCATGATGGTGCGGGCAATCCCGGCCGGGGCCATGCCGCCGGGAATGTTCATCGCCGCTTGCTGGAAGATCGGATTGCGCGGGTTCGTCGCGAAATTGTTGGCGCGCGACGTGTCGAAAGCCTGCTGTGCGACGCCGGCGCCTTCGGCGTGCGCGGCGCGCGACCGCAGCGAATTCGCAACCTCGTCGTAATGCAGGCCGAGGTCGCCCTTGTGATCGTCCGCCATTTTGGCGGCGCGATCCGGCTCCTTGACGCCGATCGACTCGATGCGGGTTTTCCAGGCCGAAGCCTTGATGGCGGTGAGCGCGGCGTTGCGCTCTTCGTCGCCGCCGCCGGCAAGATGCACGTTCTTGTCGCTCGCGGCCTGCAAATCGGCGAGGCGATGTTTGAACAGGTCGTCGTTGTCCGGCTCGCGCGCGATGTCGGTCAGGTTCGTCGCGACGGCCGCCTTGTTGACGCCGACGGCCCAAGTCTTCCCTTCCTGCTCGTAGTGCGTGCCGAGCCGGGCCAAGGCGTCGGCGCGCATTCTCGCCGAAAACCGATCGAATTCGATTTGTGACTTCGGCGTTGGCAGATTGTCGCGCGTCTCCTTGATGGCCTGATCGACCTGATCCACGGTCGGCTTGTAGGCGTGCATGGCGTCGGCGCCGCGCTTGCCCAGAAAGCCAGTGTCGGGATTGCCGTCGGGGCCAACCGAATTTGGATCGCCGTATTTCAGCTTGTCGAGGCGATCTTGGAGCTTGTTCGCTCCGTCATCCATCGCGACTTGGCCGTAGAAATTTGCGAGGTTCAGCGCCTCGTTGCCGACATGCTCGGTCGTGGCGCCAAGCTGCTCGAGCGCGCGGCCCGTTCCGGCCCCGAACGTCTCCGGCGACGTCTGGATGCTCTGGCGCGCGCCGACGACTTCCGGCGTCACTTCGGCTGGAGCCGCTTGGTCGGAAAACTGATAGGGAGCGCGCGCCATCAGGATACCCCGAACATGCCCAGGGCCTTATTGCCGAGAGCTTGCGCCTGCCCAAGCAATCCCGTCCCTGCTCCCTGGTTTCCGAATGCCGTCGCGCCGGTGGCGAGTCCGCCCAATTCGTCGACGGCCTGCGCCGTCTCGCCGGCTGCGATCTGGTTCTTGCCGGTCATCTGGTCCATCTCCGCCTGCGCGACGTCGTTCGACGCCTGCACGCGATAGCCCCAGGCGCGCTCCTGCGCGTTGTTCATCGTGGTTTCGGTCGCGAGTTGCCCCATTTCGCGCGCCGACGATTGCACGTTGAGGGCGGAGCCGCTGTTGACGTCGATCCCGCTGGCCCCTTGAGCCGCCTTGATCGAGCCGACATTGGCCGCGGATTTCATGCTGGTGTTTTGGGCGGCTATCGCCCCCGATTGCAGGGTTCGGTCTGCGGCCTCATTCGCGAGGATGGCGTTGTTGGCGGCGACGATCGCTTGGTAATTGCTGGACATGGCGGAGGCGGTCGCCGACTGCATCGCGCCGGCGCCCTTCGCAAAGCCGCCGGCTACGTTCAGAATTCCGCCAATCGGGCCGAGAAAGCTCATCGAGCGGGTTTCCTATGCCACATCAAAATTGCGCCCTCTGGAACCCACTCGGGCTGATCGCTTACGGCCTCAAACTGCAAAAACTCCACCCAACGCATCGACGCTGCGTCGCTTGGGACCATCAGCGTCGTCACTTCATGCCGCGTTTCCATGATCTCCGCAAGTTGTCGCCTTGCGGTGAGCGCGGTTTGACGGGGATAGGCCGCCACGGCATCGGAAAGCGCCAGCCAGACGAAGCCGGTCGAGGAAATCGCCGGCCCCGTCACTCCGCCGAGGGCCGCGAGCTTGCCGTCGATCGTCCACGCGCGCTTGAAGGAAGATTCCCCGAAGCGGGCACGGAGCTCCGCGTGAGACCGAATTCCGATCGACGCCAAGGCGCCCGCCTGCGCGCGCCGCAGCTTGCGGATCATTTGGCCTACGTGCCATGGTTTGGCGTCGATGAGACGGAATTCAGCCACCTTGCCTCCCCGGCTTCGCCGCCTGTTCAGGCTCGTCCGCCTCCCAAACATCCGAGATGAGGGCCAGCACATTGAGCGGGAGCGGCAAATTCTGCGCGATGGCGATTTGCCCGGGGCTTTCCCAATCGCCCTGGATGGGGAGTCTCACGTCACCCGTGTAAAGCGGCGGCGTCGCCGAACCATAGGGCGGCTGCGCATATTGATATGTCGGGGCCTGCATGGCGAACCACGGCGGGGCCAACTGCGGCGGGCTGAGCGTCGAACCGTCGATTTGGTTTGTGCCCATGGTGAAGCCGTAGGACAATTCGACGCGCGCCGTGATCGCGGGCTCTTTCTTGCGACGGCCCTGCACCGTCACGCCGCCCGCGTCCTGATCGTAGACACTCTGGATCTGCACGGGGAAGGCGAGGCCGACGACAATATTGCTGGCTGCGGTCGCCAGCGTCAGCGAGCCGCTGGCCGAAACCATGGTCGACGGGATCGGCGCGCCATCGGCGGTCCCGGTCACCGTCGCACCGGCAAGGTGCCAAAGGCCGCTGATGGTGGTTGTCGGCGCGGTCAGCGTCCACGCGCCGGCCGCGGCTTGCAGCGGCAGGACGCTGGAGACGAAGGGGACAAGCACGGTCGCCGTGACGGTCTGCGAATTGACGTAGCCGGTGATGACGGCCTTTCCGCCGTTCATCCGCACGACGCTGCCGATGCTTCCAGCCGAGAACACGGCGGCGCTGGCGGAGAGCGTCGTTTGATCGTTGACCGTGCATGTGGCCGAAAAGCCTGAGCCCTGCCCTGACGGATCGTTGACCGAAACTTGCGGATTGGCGTAGGCGGCTCCTCCGGCGGGGAAGGAAACCGCGGTAATGACGCCGCCGACGATGGTCAGACGCACGGTGGCGCCGCTTCCGGGCCCACCGTCGACGTCGGAAACGACGCCATAGGTGGCCGCGCCGTAATTTTGGCCGCCGACGAGGTCCGCGACGCCGAGAAGGGCTCCTGTTGTCGCCGATGCGGAGATCGAAGCGGCAGGCGTCGGCTGAGCAAGCGACAATCCGGCGTCGACGCACCACGAATTTTCATTCGTCGTCCACAGGCGGTTGTCGAACCGCTCGATCATATAGGACGTCTGGCCGTTTATCGTGCGCTGGGTCGCGGCATACAGCGCGTCGACGGGCGGTTCGGTCACCGAACAGACGCTCTGGTAGAGCCCTTGCGTATCGTGGCGCGCCCAGCCGTTTATCTCCTGTGCCGGCAGGAAGGTGTTGCTGAGCAGCACGCCGTCGTTGCGCACAGCCCAGATGATCTTGAACGGTTCTTCGCAATAGGCGTGGGCAACTATGGTATATCCATTAAACAATTGCGGCGAGTAGATGGTTTGATCCGCCCCCGTATAAATATTCGTGAAGAAATTATAAGACAAAAGCCTGTAAATGGAGCCCTTAGCCTGCACATACAGGATGTAGTTCTCTATGCGAAGCGGTGGAATTAGCGGGCTGCAGCCATTATAGGCTTGCGGCGTCGCCTGCTGGCTCGACGGGGTGATAGGCGATCCAGCGCCGCCGGTTCCAGAAATCTGCCACGCCGCCACGCCAGTCAGCACGACGAGACCGCCGGGCATGGGAACTGTGAATTGGATGCCGTTCACTTCCTGCGCCCAGGGCGTTCCGGTGATGGCGTCGCTGTCGATCGTCGGAATGCGATAGTCGAAATTCTTGTAAGCGCCGGGTTGAGACAGCCAATAGGTGTCGGGTTCGTTGATCGTGGAGGCGTAGCCGCGCCGCTCTTGGAAGTAGAACGGCACTGCCGGATATGTGCCGCTCTGCGCGCCGACTTGCAGCGTCGCCGACGGCAGGACCATCGTTTGCCCGGAGACGGCCGTCCCCAAGAAACTGATGATGTCGCCCGGCTGATAATTCTGCCCTGGGTCTTGCACGATATAGCCGACAAGCTGATTGCCGACGAGGATCAGGTCAATCTCCGCGCCTGTGCCGTTCACCGTGGCGATGGAGTATGAGATCGTGGCGATTTCAGAACCGCCGGAGACGATCGAAAGCCCCGTGATTTGCCCGCGCGAAAACGGGTTCTGATGCAGCGGCGGGACTTGCGCGTCGTCGGCGACGATGTTCAAGTCGATGAATTGCGTCCCGTAAGCCGAGCCGGCGAAGCCGAACAGCGCACCAGGCGGCGGCGGCGCATTGTAGCCCGGCATCGCCTTGTAAATGTTGTATTCGTTGACGCCAGACACCTGAGACCATGTGACCGTGATCGAACCGGCCGTCGCGGTGATGTTGACCGCGTTGGCGACGTTGGCGATCGGCGATGCGACGCTTTCGGTTCCGTCAGCCGGATTGACCGCCGTGACGACATATTGATAATAAATCGACCCGCTGGACGATGCCGTCGCGCCGGCGGACGCGGGCGGCGAGACGCTCGGGGTCGTGTTGAGCACAGTAACCGACCAATTCGAATAGCTGTTCCGAGAGATGTCGAACGGCGAATATTCGGTCAGCGTCTTCTGGTTCACGCAGCACAACGACAAATCGTCCGCCGATTGCGTGAATTTCAACCACGGCAGATCCTGCTCGCCCCAAGGGGTTTGCAGCGTGTAAAGCCTCGCGATGCTTCCATTGCCGGAGAACGCGCCATAAGCGGTCGAATCGATCGGCGAGCCGAAGACATCGTAGAGCGAATATTGGTTCGAGCCGAGCGGGGTGACGACTACCGTCCTTCCGTTCAGCTGCGTCATGCCGCCGATGCCTTGCAGGAAGACCCAATCTCCAGCGTTGAAAAGCGAGCCGGAAGAAAACGCGACGTTGAACTCCGCGCCGAGGCCAGTGCCGCTCGACGATCCTTGCAAAACCGGGTTTGTGGGCGCGGTCGTGTAAACGCCGCCCTGCGTAACGCTGACAGCGGCAGGCCCGAAGACGGAGCCCGAGAACGTCGCGCCGGCGCCGCCGCCGCTCGTCAATTGCTGCGTGAATGCGCCGCCGACGGCGTTCGTGGTGAAAAGGCCGGGATTGAGGACGGAAACTGTCGCCACTCCCATTTGGATGACCAGCTTCGCGCCGCTCAAGCCGCCGCCCGTGACTGGTTCGACATAGGCGTAATAGGGGTAGCCGGTGAAGGTCGGATTGGCAGTGTAGGAGCCCGCGAGGGATATCGAATTCACGGCCGTAATGCCGCCGCCGACGCCGATGGTGACACTGGCCTGAAATTTCGTTCCGGTTCCCGTCGTCCCGGTCACCGTCGCCGAGCCGGGCGTCCCGCCAGTCCCCGGGGCAAAGTCGGCGGCGGCGGCGGCGATGACTTTGGTGGTCTGGACAATCACCTGCGGAGGGACCGTGTCGATGCCGCCGGAAAGAGTGATCGTGTCGCCCGGGACGTAGCCAAGATAACTGCCGCCCAGCGTCGTATTGCCGGGGTTGTTGACGGCCGTGCTCAACAAGAGCGTGTCGATCACGGTCAACTGCCCGGCGACCGAAAACACGCCCCCGGCCAGCGTGATGACCTCGCCCGGCGCATAGCTCGCCGTGACGATGCCGTTGATCGGGGTCGCGCTCGAAACCGAATAGGACGCGATCGTAATTACGCAGGGAGAGGCTTGCGACGCGCCGATGACGGCCAGGGCCGGCTCGAGCACGAAGCCGCCGTTGACGATCGGACGCATGTAGAAATTGCCGAATTCGAGCGCAATTCCTTGATTTATCGAAAATTGGAAAGAGATCAGCCGCGGCGGGTAGGCTCGTCCGGTCTGCTTCGAATAGCCGACGAATTCCGACCCCGCGCGAGAATAGGCGCCGCCGCGGTAGCTGACGAAGGCGTTTCGGCACGTCGCCAACCCCACATGCAGCTTGGCGATGTCCGTGCGCCCGAACAGCGCCGGTCCGACCTCGCCGGCCGAAAACGCCGGTTGGATCTTCGGCTTCGTGCCTTGGTCCATCAGTAGACCCCGCCGTCGGAGAAGCCGACGCCGTCCCAGCCCACGTCATAGCGTTCGCCGCGCGGGCCGAACCACGGGTCTTGCCATTGCTCGCCGCGGCGCGTGGTGATCCAGTCGACGGAAATATCGTTCGATTGCCAGCCTTCGTTGCCGTTGGCGACGCGCGCGATGTCGAGTTTCGCCTTGGCTATGGCGATCTGCTCCCGGCGCAGCGCCATGCCGGTTTTGACGTCCGGCGCCAGTTTCAATGCGACGCAACTCGCCAGATAGGCCACCATCGCAGCGCGAAAGAGATCGTCCCACCGTTGCGGTTCGAGCACGATTTCCGTGTAGCAAAGCTCGGCTTGATAGATGTCGGTCAAGATGACGGTTCGCCCCATGTTGCCGACGCCGGGGATTGCCCAAAGCTCTTGGCCGGCCGCAGGCGGATAGTTGACGTCCGACGATAGGATGAACTTGGCCGGGCGCAGCCGCCGCGTTTGTGGCAAGCCGACGGGGTTGGCGTTCGTAGTTGCGGCCGCAGGCGGCAGTTCGACCAGGCCATTGCCCCAGATCGACGGCGCCGCGTAATTGCCGGCGATCAAATTCGGGGAAAGGCCGTTGTGCGGGACGAAGCGCGCCTTGGCGCAATCGGTCGGCAGAGCATATTCGTAAAGCCACGGCTTAACGACGGCGACCCCGACATTCGCGGTGTTGCCCGTGGCGTCGGCAAGCATTGTGAGCGGCGCTATCTTGCGGGCCATATCCCAATGAGCGCCGCGCAACATTTGGCGCAGGCACGTCCAATAATGGCGTATTAGAATGCGCGCCTCGAAGGAACCCTCTTCGATGTCGCCGATCGTGATCTTTGATCCTACGGCGTCGAGCGCCTCGTTGCAAATGTCCGTCGGAGTAAAGCTCACCTTTGCCTCGCGTATTTACCGAAATATCTTTCGGCGACTTCCATATACGCATTTGACGCATCATTTATGCTGTCGTAGCAGCCGATGTGATCGGTTCCAGCCGAGGCGGCTTCCGCTTTTATAGCACAGGCTTAACCAGCCTGACACACGTCTGCCTCGCCAGTCGCGCGCATTTCATTCTCGGCTGCGACCTTTGCCGCTTCCATATCGGATAGCATGGGAGCCAGTCGGCGCGCCAAAGCTTCAGCGAGCGCTTCGACGAAATCCGCATCGAAGGTCGTCGGATCGGTCAGCCGGCCACTGTAAGTCGCCACGACGGTTGGCCCCACATTGGTCAGGATCGTCTTGGCGGCGGGCGTCAGTTGGTCGTCATTGGTGACGCTGAAACGGTTCTCGCGCGGGTCGTAATTGACCAAGAATAAGCCGACGGCCCGAATCGAGCGGATGCGCAGCGAGTCGGACGGGTATTGATATTCGAATTTATACGGCAATGGCGGGTTCGTGGCCGGGTTCCATTGTGTCGGCGGGACATAGCCTCCAGCGGGCGCCTGCTTCAGCAGCACGAGAGCAGTGTCGCGGCGGGCGAAAGGCCAATCCTGCGTGCGGAGAAGATCGTCGCGGGTTTGCCCGAAAATATCAAGAGACGCCTTCGATTCGCGCGAGCCCTCCCATATCGAGTTGATGCGACGCGGGACCTTGATGCGGCCGAGCGCCAGATTGATGATGCCCTCCGGGCTGGTGATGCTGCTCGTCATGCGTCGCCCCGCGCCACGGCCATCGCGAGCTCTTGAATCGCCTCTTCGTTGAGCCCTTGCGCGGTTTCGGGCTTGGACAGGGCGAAGGCGAGATCGCGCCCCAAGCGCCGCACGACGGCCTCGTGCAAGCCGGCATCCCAAATCGCTTCCGTCGGGGCGATCGTGTAGGAGCCGCGAGCATTCTTCACGTTCGTCCAAATCACCTTGGTCATGACCTCGGCAAGTTGGTTGTTTCCAACGTTCCAGAACTGAGGCAGAGGGTCGTTTGGATCGACGATCGCCGCAGGCATGAGTTGCAGAAATTGAACGCAGTTGGCCGGGTAGAGATATTCGTAGGCGAACGGCGTCGGCGCGCCGCCGCCGCTCAGCACAAGCGCAATCCCGATCTGTTTCGCGCATTCAAACGGGTATTGGCGCAGCACGGCGGCGACGCAAGGCTGGTAGATGCGCTGAAGGATAAGCCCGACGGTCGAATTGTCGAACGTCGGGGCGAAGCCGGTGACGGCTACTTTGTTCCAGCCGGTGGCGACCAGAGCCTCATTCGCGATGTCCTGGCTGGTGGTCGCCATTTGTCCCTTATTTTTCGAAAGAGGGAACGATGACTTTCAACGCGGCGAGAACCTCGATCGGGATTTGATTCTTGTCGAGGGCGAGGTCGGCCTCGGTCAGTTCGACGATGTCGACGGCGATTTTTCTCACTTCGGAAGTCGCGATTTCCTTGTCGACGAGGGTGCGCGCGCCAATGGCGCAGTTGGCGCGTTCGGTCCCGTTCGGGCAAATGTCGCGGATCACAGCTTGCATTTCGGCAATCGGCCCATGCGTTGCGTCCGTCAGGCGGATGAGATCGTGCGCCAGCGATGCGCGTGTGGCGGGCGAAAGATCATAGGGGGCCGGCGTCGATTTGTCCTGGCCGCCCTCCTTGATGACTTTCGTTGTCCCGGCGGAAATCGCCTTGATCGCGGAAATCGCGGCGATGGCGTCGGCCATGGCGATCTGACGTGACTCGGCGCAGACTGGAGTGGCGATGAGGCAAACGATGGCGACGATGGCGATCTTTTTCATAGGTTCTCCTTGCGTTAGCAACTCGTGACGACGCCGCCCTTGGCGGCGAATCCAGAAGTCGGGCTTCCCGAGCATGTGGCGCCGGGGGCCGTTCCAACAATGATCGCTGACGATGCTGGAATCGAGATAGCATAACGCGAATAGTTGCCGTCAAGATAAAGCCCGTAAGGTGATGTAGAGTTGTCTTGGAACCCGGCGCTGGCATGGGTTCCAGCACTCCAAAAGCCGATATTGGCTGCGGTCCCGCCAGAGGCGAATGCCGCCACTGAATTCGTTCCAGCTTCGTAAACCCCATAGGGCGCGGTGGAAAAATCTTCGATCGCCCCGGCGCTATGCGTCCCGCCGATAAAATACGAGACAGGGCTTATCGAGTTATCGCGAATGGTCGCGGTGCTATGAGTTCCGGCGCCAGGAAGAACCAGACCGTTGATGTCGATCGCGACCTTCGCACTCGTGTTGAGAGCGATGTCCGCATCGGAATTCAACATGGCTCCATTTTCAAGTATGCCGTCGACGTTGTGGTAGACGCCATTGCCGACCGTATTCGCCGTGCCGATCGCGATCGCTGCGGTATTGCGCGCTGCTGTGGAACCGAACAGAAACAGCGTCGCGCAAGTGGGGTTTCCATAGGGCGCGCAATCCCCATGCCCGGTGAGAGGTCCGGTCGTGAATCCGTTTATGCCGTTGCCAAGATCAATTTCTTGACCAAAAACAACGATTCCGTTCCACCCGACATAAGGCACGACGTCGGTGATTCTGCCCCACGTGTTTCCGGCGTTGGCGAGCACCGTCATCGTGACGAAATCGCATGTTTTGGCGTCGGTCTCAGCGAGGACTTCGATCGTCCAAACGACAGACCCATCTGTTACCGTCGTTGTGCCTGGGGTGATGGACCCAGGCAGGGCCGGGAGCGTGGAGGCGCTTACCCCCGCAGTTGTGACTTTCCACACCCACCCTTGGCTGTCCATGTCGGTCCCAAAGGCGTAGCTATGGGATGCCTGCCATGGCGGCGCGGTTCCAGAGTTCACTACGGCGTCGCACGCGGTTCCAACTTCGGAAATCGTTGCGTCTTGAACCGGGTTGAACTTCAAATACCGTTGCGTGAGCTGGTGATCGCCGCCGACGTTCCCGACACTCGGCCAGTATGAAATGATCGCGCTCGACGCATCGTTGTAGCCGCTCGTGATCGGCGACGTGTGCCTGTCAACAAAGGTCGTCGAGCCGCCAATGTTGGCGATCGGGGCCGACCATGTGCCACCAGTGGACCATTCCGGGATAGTCGCTCCGTAAATGCCTACGTTGGCGATGATGACCCCGTGTCCTGAAAGGATGGTTGTCCCATCAGGGGCCAAAAATGCAGCGCCACCAAGCTGGTTAAACGTCGCAAATCCATTGGCTGTTCCGGCGGCATAAGACAATGCCGTCGTGACGCCAGAGCCGGTGGGGCAATCTTTGAGTAGAGACCCTATCCCATTGTTCCAACAAGCAAGATCGCCAATAGTCGTCGTTGCCGGGCCAACGATGCCGGAAAGCGTGAATGGGAACCCGTAAAGCGCTCCGTTCACTTCGATCTGCAACGGCAGAGGCGGCGCGCCGCCGCCTGCGCCATAGGCGATGAGCCCGCCCCCCTGCGCGTTGGCGCTGATGCACAGAAAATGAAATCCGGCTGCGCTCGTGACGGGCCCGTCGTAGTCGCAGGCGTTCGTTCCGTAAGGCCCGGTTCCCTGTCCGGCATAGGGTGGCGCGCCCGTGCCGCGCGCGGTAAGCAACAGTTCGGAGAGCCCTTGACCGATAGAGCCGCCGCTCGCCGGGCCGCTGTCTTGAAGAACAGGCGTCCCGCCAGCCGGGTTCGAATACATTGGGGCATGGCCGGAAGACCACGCTCCGCCCTGCAGTGTCGCCGATTGGCCGAAGGCTGCGATCGGAATGATCGTGGCGAGGGCCACGCAGAATGCTCTCAACCACGTCATGTGCGGCGTCCGTTCTTCGGTAGTTCAGGCGGAAAAACCGGGATTAGTCGGTCTGGTCCGCCTCGTCAGTCTCTTCGACGACAGGTTTGGGTTTCTTGGGCGGCGGCGACTGGCGATCGAGCATGGCCTGCGCCAGGATGGAAATCGGCCGCAGCGTGTTCATGAGTTCCTCATGGCGCGCCGCAGCTGCGCGCTCGATCAAGTCGTCATACATCGAGTGCGTGGTTTCCTGAGCCGGGTCGGCTTCGTTCAGGCGGTGAACGTGGGTCATCTCACTTCTCCTCGGTGGATTCGTTCTCGACTTGGAGTTTCTCGATTTGCAGTTCGACGCGGGCGTATTTGCCCTCGTATTCGCCTTCGCCTTTCGAGACGCTGGTGACGACGGCGAAGGCGCGCAAGTCGATTATGTCGCCGATGTCGCAATCCGCTTCGAGCCCGAGCTTCTCAAGCTCATTGTGCGTGAGGCAGATGCGCAAGCCGTAGGGATACTTCGGCCGGTCCGGCATGGGGAGCGGCGTGCAGGCGTCGAGTTTGTCCTCGTCGTCGAGTTCCATATCGACGAGTTTGCTCCAGGCCATTTACGCCCCCTGTGGTTGCATCGGCGCGCCGCCGGCTTCGGCTTCCATCGGCGCGCCGCCGGCTTCGGCTTCCATCGGCGCGCCGCCGTCCGGGGCGCCTGGCGCGCCGCCCGCGCCCATCATCTCCGCCTCGTGCTTCTCGTGCAGGGCGACGCGCTCGGCGTGGTGCCGGACGTGATGCTCGCCCATCTCGCGGTGATGACGATGGTGGAGTTCGTTGCGCTCCTTCTCGTGGCGGCGATGCAGTTTCGTCTTGCCGGCGTGATCGGTCTCGGGGACGGAAGCGTGTTCCTTCTCGTGGCGTTCGTGCATCTGGCGATGCTCGGCGCGATGCTGGCCGTGCAGATCGCGGCGCTGGGTCTCGTGCGAGCCGTGCTGCTCCGTGCGCTCGGCGGCGTGGCGCGCGGCCATGCCGGTTTCCTTCTCGCCGTCGCCCTTGTCCTTTTCCTCGCCCTTCGGCGTTCCAGAGGTCTTGGGCCGGTCGGGGCCGTCCTTGGCCGTCTCTTCATGGCTCTTCGGATGCTCTTCCTTCGGCGTGACCTTCTTGGGCTCCGCTTCGCCTGCACTGGTGCGGGGAGAATCGTAGAGAGAAGCCTTTTTGCTGGCCATGTCAGTCGCCTCGTTTGTGATCGTAAAGGCTCGATTTCTTCGAGCCGCCGTGGTGCATTCCTTTGAGCGTCATGGCGAGATTGGCGCGCTTGCGCGTCGTCGGATTGCTGGAATGCGCCGCTTCTTCGAGCTTGCCGGCCGGGATTTTTTCGCCCTTGGGCACGCCGAGCGTTTCATGCAGGGCGCCAGGATGCTTTATCGCCTTGGCGATCCATTTCTTCGGCTTCTTGTCGGCCATGGGTCCGGTCCTTGAAGCGCGATCGGCGACGGTCGGATGCGCCATCAGTCTTGCTTGCGTGGATTGGTATAAAGCGATTCGCGCTTCGATTTCTTCTTCTCCGGCAATTTGCCGCCTTTGTCCGCTTCGGCGAATTCCTTGCCGACGCTCTGCGGGACGCCGCCGACGCCTCCTTTTTTGGAAGCGGCGGCGAACATCAAGCGTCTTTGGGCTTCGCTGACGGCAGGCATTACAGTTCCGCGCTGAACCCGAAGTTGCCGGCTCCCGAGGCCGTCGAAAGCAACGCGCAGCCTGCGTATTGCGTTTTCGTCGTCGTGATGAAGCTGCCTACGCCCACGGTGAATGGGGCGGAGGGAGCGGCGCCAACCGCCAGGATCAATCCGGAGTTGCCGGTTCCGGCCAGCGCCACGCCGCCCGCCGGGGTGCCGCCGAGCTGCGCGACCGTGAAGGTCGACGTCGTGATCGAGGAATTCTGGATCACGGGCGAGGCGCGCATCGGGACAGGAAGCGGAAAGGCAATCTGGCAGTGCGTGGTGTCGACGTAGTAGCCGGCCGGCCCCTGGACGACGCCAGCCGTATCGAACTCGTTGATCTGGTAGTAGTAGGCATATTGGTTGCGCGCCTCGTCCTCATTGAGCCTGTAGCTGAACGCCGGGATCGTCACGTTCTGCACGGCGCCGTTGATCGTCGCAGTGATCACATTGCTGGAGAGGACGTATCCGGCCGCTGTGTTGACGAAATTCGCCAACATGTCGACCTTGCGAAGCTCGATGTTGTCGAAATAGAGCGCGTCGGTCGTGCCCGCGGTGCCGACCGGCGTATAGCACAGCGCGACGGCAATTTCGGTTGCGGTCGTCGGAATGCTGGCGACCGCGGCGACACGATAGGCGGTCGAGACGGCGGCGAGCGGAATGACGGCGGCCGTGGCGTTCGCCTGTCCGGTCCATGATCCGGAGCCGCCGCCGCCCGCATTCAGCCCATAGGCATAGCTCGACGTCCCGGCGAGACCCTGATCCGTGCCAGTGCCGTAGGAGACGTAAGCCGTCAGGCCGGAGCCGGAGAAGTTCGCGCCCGTATAGACGTTGAAGTCGAGCAGGACCGTGTGGCCCTGCAGATAGTAGGAATTTGTCGAAGTGATCTCCTGCGCCATGCACATCTGCACGACGCCGGTTTGCGACGCCGTGCGCTGCATGCGGAAGACGTTCGCCGATCCCGTGGGCAGCGCTGCGGCGGTCGAAACCTTGGAGACCGTCATGGCAGTGCTGGTCCCCGACCAATAGGCCCAGCGATCGGGGCCGCCGTAGGTCAGCGTGGTCGTGACCGAAGAGCCTGTCGTAGCGCGCTGCCAGAGGTTTTGGTCGGCCTTGCCGCCGATCAGGAAATTCGCGCTGGCGCCGACGTTGCCGACGAAGCCGGCGAGATTGGGCGCACTCACATACTGCGATTGCACCTGCGGAAAGCCGCCGACGATGTCCTGAAAGACGTCGTTGACGCCGACCGAGGAAATGGTTGGCGCGTTCGGCACAACAGGGCCGTTCGTCGTTTGTGCGAAGGCCACGCCGACGGCTGCGAGAGCGCTCAAGCCGACGAAGATGAGAGTCTTGATTTTCATGACGTTCTCCTTTGCGCGCGTCAGCGCAGCTTATACCAGACAGCCGAAGCAGCCGTATATTGATATTGAGCGCAGGTCGAGGCCCCGAGGTTCGACAGCGACGCCGAGCCGACGATCGTCGAGGAGTCTGTGGTCGCAACCGTGATCGTGCCCGAATAGTTCGTGCCGTAGGCATTGCAGACCGCCGCATCCATGCCGTCCGGGGGCGATGCGGGAAGATCGGCGGTGAGTGTGCCGACGTTGCCGGTGAGCAGAAGATTGGATGCCGATGAGGTCCAGGTGGAGACCGTCCCGCTGGTCGCCGAAGAAAGCAGATAGCCCTGGGTGTTGCGCACCGTGTTGACGGTCGCGACCGTTGAGCGCGGGCCGCCGTTGTCGAGCGAGATGTATTCCGTGCCGGCGAGGCTCGACAGGATCAGGACGCCGGTCTGGTAGACGGACGGCGCGGCGGCAAACGCCATCCCGAACATGGACGCGATGGCGGCAATCAATGCGAGAGGTCGTTTCACCGGCGGCTCCTAGCTCAGTTGGTTCAAGGGGAGAACCGTCGCGGCGGCGCCGGTCGTCGAAATCCGATGGTTGATCGTGCCGGAGGTCCAACCTATACAATTCCAGCGATAGCTCACGCCCTGTTCAGGCTCGGCGAAGGTTAGACTAACCGGCCCCACCGTCGCTCCGGTGTATTGCGCCAAAGCGCCCGTGCCGCCGATGTTGCAAACGATCCACGTGTTGCCGCCGTCGAACGAGCGTTCGAGTTGCACCGTGGCGTTGAAGGTGACGCCGGCGCCGGTGAAAATCGCAGCGGTGTCCGCGCCGGCAGGGATGCCAGCGGCGGCGAGTTTGAACTGGAAGGACTGCGGCGCTCCGTCGCGCGACGCGACGGGCGTAACGCCGGCCGAAAGCTGCACCGATCCGCCATTCTGCGGGAAGATTTGCGCGCCGGCGGGCGCCGAGAGCGGAAAACCGGCCTGTGGGTTCGCCGCCGCCGTGCTGATGACGGTCAGCCCGGCCGAAGGTATTCCGGGCCCGAACACGGTCGCGCCGCTGAGCCATTGGACCGACGGCAGGCCGATGATCTGGCCGTTCGGAAGCAGCGTCCCTGGAAGCGTCAGCGTCGGGAGGGCGACGTTGAAGTTCGTTCCGGCCAAGCCGCTGATGGTCGATCCCGGCGGGACGAGCCCCGCCGGGCTGTAGATGTTGGCGCCGTTCGCGAGGCCCGTCGCAGAAGCGAGCGTCGCCGCGATGGAGCCCGCGCTCGTCGTCAGTGTCGTGACCTGGGAGGCGTAGGCGAGGGCGTTTGCCGGCCCCATGACGGAGACCGGAAGACCGGGGCCAACCCCGCTGAACGAGCCTACGGCGCCCGTATTCGCGCGATCTCCCGTCGGGAGATTGCCGAACGTCGCGACGCCTTGCTGTGCGGGGACGCCCATGGGCTAACTCCTACTTGGTCACCATCGCACGGCCTGCCACGGTCGTGCCGAGGATCTGTTGCTGCTCGTAGCCGCCGGAGTCCTGGCGGTGGATGCGAAGGTGAGCCATCGCAGCCTGTTCGATCGCCACGCCGGCCTTCAGTTCGTCCTGGCTCGCGCCGAGATGCGCGCGGGCGGGATCGTTCTTCACGATCGCGCGACCGACGATGAGCATTTCCTGCTTTTCCCGCACGGGGCGCAGAGTTCCGGCGATCGAGTCCTCGAACGCCGCGTAGATTTCCTTCGCGGTGTCGTTCAGCGGCTCCATGCCCTGGTTGGGAGCGGCGTCCCAATCGATGTCCGTCGGCTGATAGGTGTGATCGCTGTTGCGCACCCAATTCGGCTCGATGACTTCCTCGCCGAGAAACTGCTTTGACTTGAGCCGATAGCTGGCCAGGCGTCCCTCCTCGCGCGCCTTGCGGATGAGGACGAACATGCGCTCCGCGCCCTCCTCGCGCCGGCGCAACAGTTCCGGAGCGACGGGCTTCGGCCCGGTCCCCTGGCTGCTGAGCGAGGCGATGCTCATGGCGAGACCTTCCATCAGCGCGGAAAGCTCTGCGCTGATGACGGGCTGCGCGGCGAGAGCGGGCTGCGCGGCGAGCGCCTCCGCGACGGCCTGTTTCGCCGCAGCGGCGACGGCAGCGGCGAATTCCGGAGTCGCCGTGATGTCGACGTCCGGCCTCTCGCCTTCGTGGGCTTCTTCGTTCATCGATGCGTTCCTTGCCTTGCGCCCGGGTCTCATGGTCAGACCGTGTAGTTTTTCGGGGTGAACTTGACCGCGTAGTCGTCGCGACCCTGGGTCACGCCCGCCCAAGAGATCGTTCCCGCGGTGAAGTTGACCGCCGCGCCGGCGCCGCCGGTCGGCGTGCCGATCTGCGCCAGAAGGCGGAAGAAGCGCGGATTGAGGCCGGCGGGGAACGCCGGCATCCACGGCGAGCGGAAGATCACCTGGCCCGCGGTGAGCTGCGCGGCGGTGAGCCAGCCGCTTTCGCCGAGCGTCTGCCACATCGCCGGGGTGTAGTTGCCCGCCGATCCGGGATCCGCCGCCGCCTGAAAGGCAAGATTGAGCTGCGCCGCGTTGCCGGTGGCCGCCGCCGTGCCGATCTGCACGAACAACTCCGGACGCATTTCCGGGATGCCCATGTCGGCGCCCGGGCCAAGATTGGACGTGCGGCCATAGATCGAGGTTGGCGCGGAGCCGACGCCGTTGCCCATGATGTCGATGATCGAGGGCAGCGGAAGCTGCGCGCCCGCTGCGCCGACGAGCGAGAACGGCGCTCCGGTATTGGCGCCAAAGTTGACGAGTGCGTCGAGAAGCATGTGTGGGTTCCTTCCTGCGCGCGCCGCTTAGACGACGCGCGTTTCTGTATTAAGTAGCTGATCGACTACTTTTATGTCTATCCCGCGGAACCGAAGCCACGGCTTTCCGGCGGAGTCTTCGGGGCTGAGCAGCACATTCTTGTTGCGCAGCGACTGCGCGAGCATCCAGTGACGCAGCGTGCGGTTCATGTGGAAGACGGGACGAATGCCGGGTGCCGGATCGTCGTAGGCGTCCGTGTCGCTGATGCCGCTCGTCGAGTTCGAGATATGAGGCACGATCTGAAGCATCGCGTCCATGTTCAGGAACAGGTCGACCGCGTTCGCGCCGGCGAGGCCCGCCGCCGTCACGTCGATGTTCGCGAGCCGCACGATGTAGCGCCAATCCATCGGGCACAAGCCCATGTCGTGGCTGAAATACATCGTGTAGGCTTCGAACGGATTGCCCAGCGCGTCGTAGGCGGCGCGCGCCGTGCCGTGGTCGATCGTCTGCAGGCCGGCCTTCGAACCGCGCGGGTAGAGGCCGAACAGCGTCCGCTCGCCGAAGCATTCGAGCCACATCGACGTGTTCGAAGAGCCGGTCCCGCCGCCGTCGAGGACGTTGACCGCGTTGGCGGCGTTGGCCGGGTTGACGGTGTTGAAGAACATCGCCAAGCCGCCGAACTGCGCCGGATTGGTGATCACGTTGCCGTAGAACCACGACTGCGCCATCGTCTGACCCATGCCCTCGACGAAGGCGGCGTCTTCGGATTTGCAGAAGCGTTCCGGATTGCCGGTGTGATTCGCAAGCTTGCGATCGACCTGCGAATAGCCTTCGAGCGAGCCGAGGCCGACCTTGGCCTTGCCGGTCGTCGACTTGGCGTAGGGCACGCCCTGATTGTATTGACGCCAGAATCCCGACGGGATCGACGAGCGGAAGGCGAACAGATGCGAGTCGACTTCGCTCGATTCCATGAACGGCACATCGCCCCAGAGGTCGTTGTGCTGGCTCAGCATTTCGGCAATCGCCAGTTGCTTGCCGGCGCCGTCGAGGCGAGAAGCGCGGTCCACAATTGTCGGCCACTGTCCTGTTGCCATAGTCTTATCCTTTCAAAGAGTTAAGGCCACAAGCATAGGCCATTTGACAGCGCGTGTTTGACGTGGCAAAAACACACATCGCGTCCAACGATGAGAGAATGCCATGCCAAATCTTCCCGAAAGACTTCAGGATTTTGTTCGCTCGATCCTGGATTACGATCCAGAGACGGGCGTATTTCACTGGCGGGAAAGAACGCCAGATATGTTCAAGGACAGCCGTTGCAGCGCCAAGGGAGGGTGTGCTCGATGGAACGCCCAGTTTGCCGGCAAGGTCGCTGGCATTCTCGACACAAACGGCTATCGCAAGATCAGAGTGGATAACCGCCATTTGGGAGGCGAGCACGTTATTGCGTGGCTCTGGGTCCATGGCGAATATCTCCCCGGCGGCATCGACCACATCAACCGCGTTCGCGACGACAATCGCTTGGTCAACCTTCGGAAGGCCACGAAATCGCAGCAACAGGTCAATCGAACGCCCAAAGCGAATAAAGCCGGCGCTCTTGGGGTTTATTTCGAGCCATCGCGCAAAACGTGGAAAGTTAGCGTTCGAAATAACGGCAAGCTCGTGTGGGGCGGACGACACAAATCCTTTGAGGCGGCCGTCGCGGCACGCGACAAGCTCACATCCAAGATCAACCCGGATTTTCGGCCAAGTGATTTGTAGCGCCGTGCTCATTAGCTATCCATGTTTCCACGGGGATGATCGTAAAAGCTCTCCTCGCGACGTGCGCCGGCAGGGGCCTTTCCGATGTTCTTGGGCGGCAAGATGCCGCTCGGCATTTCGCGCGATTGCGGCTCGTCGACGAAGGCGGCGAGGTTGTGCATCATCCGCCAGAAAGCTGGGTGGCTTCCGGCGCCGGTGACGCGGAGAAAATGCTCGAAGTCGGGACGGTCCTTTTCAGGGACCGCTGCATCGCGCACACGAGCGACGGCGCGCTTGGCCGTCTCGAACCCGGCCCCGCCGACTTCCGGGTCAGCCATGATCTGCTTTTCCCAATCGGCGAGCGTGTTGTTGAAGAGCTCGGTCTGATCGCCGCGCACTTTGTTGACCGCTTCGACGACGGCCTTCGAGTGCAAGTCGAGCAGGCCTTGAGCGCCTTCGATCGGGTTGGAGCGAAACGCGTCGAGCGCGGCGGTGAGTTCGCCCTTGCGCTCGTCGTTGATCTCGAAGCCCTCGGGGGCGACGAATTTATAGTCGATCGGATCAAGCGGGACGGGCTCGGGAGCCTTTGGCTGATCGCCTTCGACCTTGGCGGCGGCCTCTTCGGGCTTCTTCTCGCCTTCCGCAGGGGCCGCTGGCGCGGCTGCGGGATCTTCGACCTTTGGAGCAGCCTCCGCGGCAAGCTCTTTCGAGACGGTTTCGAGCAACGTCTCCTTGATGCCGCTTTCGGCGGAGGCCGCTTCCGCGGTCGCGGGCGCTTCGACGGCGGGCGTCTCGACGGGCGCAGCGGGAGCCGCGCCCGTCTCCACTGGAGCCTGCCCGGCTGAAGAATCGGCAGGTTGCGTGGCGACGGTGGGATCAGCCATTTTTCACTCCACGCTTACGTGGCTTTGCGAAAGCCGGGTCGTTCTCGTCGAGCATGGCGAGATAGCCCTCACGGCAGCGCTTCTGCAGGGATTTGGCGAGACGCTGACCGACTTCCTGCCGGCCGGCTTCGAACCATGTGGATTCGGATTGCGGAAAGCCGTTCGGGCCGACGGCAAAGCGCGTCTCCTCGAAATGGCAGTCCAGAGTGAGAAATTCCCAAATGGCTCTGCGCCCGATGGGATCGGCCATGACGCTGCGCCAAAATGCTTCGCGCTCTTGTTCGACTTGCTCGATCTTGGAGACGCGCTGGCGATAGGCCTTGGGCGACGCATTCGGCTCGCCGCCGTCTTCAGGTCCGTCGAGTTGGTCGAGTGGGTCGCGCTCGTCTTCATCGGTCATGCCGCGCTCGCGGGGACGATGAGACCGCCGCGCGCGCGCCAGCCCTGCTGGCTGACGTTTCGGGGACCATGCGGGATCGGGCGAAGATTCGCACCCATGACGCCGGTTTTGGCGTGGCGCAATTCGTTCGCCTTTTCCGCGCACCACCGCAGGAATTCGGCGAGCTTGGCGAACATCGGGTGAAGCTGACCTTCGGGGATCGGCCGGCGGACGATGGCGCCGGGCACGTCGCTTTCGACCTCGACGCCGCGCAGCCACTCTCCGGCAAGGCGATGTGCTTCGGGGATTTGGCGGGCGATGTCGAGCCAGCGTTCATCCTCGCGCCAGAAGCACGCCTGATGGAAGGCTCCCTCGATGAGTTTCAGCTCATCGCGCAGATTGACGTAGGCCGGAGACGAGACGGGACGGTTCGCCAGTGTGTCGCAGTTTTCCGCGGCGAGGCGGAAATTGGTCACGAGGCAATCGAAGATTTCGGCTTCCGTCGTCTGGCTCATGTGGACAGGTGTCGCCACATGGCTTGCTAATGTAAAGACAGAGGAATAATATCCGATATTAGGACATATCACGCGACAGCCGGGGAGATTGTTTAATGGGCAAGATGGTCGATAAACTTGTCACCGCAATGGACAACGCGCTGGCCGATGGTGGCTTCACCTATTCTTTCGACAAGACGGAAGGATTGTCGAAAGGCATGCTTCTGATGATCGACAATCGCAAGGTAATCCGCGCCCTCCTCGCGGCGATGCGAGAGCCGACAGCGGCGATGTGCTCGCAAGGATCTGCACACATACGCTGCGCCGATGACGTTGATCCAACGTCATCGGAACAGGCTGGAGATGCTTGGCGCGCCATGATCGACGCGGCGCTGACGGCGTGACCGCCGTGTTGCAGGAACCTATGCTCACGCGCAAGGAGGCGGCGCGCCACCTGACGGCGCTCGGCTACGCCATCTCGCCGAACACGCTCGCCCAGATGGCGTCAAACGGGAACGCCAGGAAAGGGCCGCCTTTCGTGAAATTCGGGTGGTCTCAGGTGAAATACAGGCGCGCCGAATTGGACGCTTGGGCAAGATCAAGAATGAAGGAAGTCAGATGAAACGGAAGCTCGTCCTAGCGCGCGCCAAATCTCACAAGAAGGCGCGGGAGCGCGCCTTAAGGCAGAAAGACGCGGATGAATTCTGCGCTAAAATCAGCGAGGAAATAGAAGGTGCTTATGCGGTGGGCCGCATGTATCGCGACGTATTTTCGAAAGTTGGAAACGGCCGGAAGGGGAAGTAGGAGCAGCACGGTTCTCGATCGGCGCGCGCTGTATTTGGCGGCTGGTCGGAGAGCAAAGGGTCGCGGCGAACCTCGGCTCGATAGAGCGCGGCCGGGTCAAGCGCAGGACCATGGCGAGCGCAAACACACTCGGCGTCTCGGCGGCGCGATTTCACGGACGAACGCCCCACCGGCTTAGCGCCGAAGGGCAGGAAGGCTGGGCAATCGGCCACCGTGCGGCTGGGCTTCAATCACGCCTGCGTGGTGGGTGCCTGGGCGGTATCATGGCGCTCACCACAGGGCATGGCTGGGCTAGCGAGGCATAAAAAGACCAGACCCGCCTTCACAGGCTACTGGCAGCGCCACCTTGCGGTGTGATATGAGGGAATTCGATGGGCGGAGCCGGAATCCCCACCTTCATCGGCATAGACGAATCTATCCGTCGTGTAGGAGAGCCCTATCACGAGAGGGAGCGTTCGTCACCATGGCGGAAACAGAATCCTGCGAAATTTTATTTTCGAGGGCCGATCTTGATGATTTGGGGAAGGAGTTCCTTGCAAAGAACTGTGTGGTTTATGGGGGAGGCTTAAGCAGCCCCCTCTTGTTCATAAGTTTCGACGGTGAGCATTCCTTGCCTATCGCCGAGTCTGAAGCCATAGGCTTTGGCACAAATACCGCCATGCCTGGGGGCGACATCTGCAACACCAAGAAAGACTAAATCACCACTTTTGTTTGCCTCAAATATCCTGTCTACATTAACGTTCAATTCCTGCGCTAATTGGCTTGCATCGAAACCGTAGCAGGGGATTTGATCATGTCGCTGAAGTCCAACCGTAAAATTTATCTTGAAAGCAGCCCCGCCAGACGGGCGGTAAATGAAAAAACGTCCTTCGACGATCCAATGACTGACCTTCTCGTCCCTACTCGCCGCGGTCTCACCGCCCGCCGGCCGCGAACAGCATAATCGCCACGGCTACGGTGAAAGTCAGCCATGCCGTGAGACGCCAAGCGCGCGCTCTGTCCTCGATCGCTTCAACTCTGGAGAGATGCGCCGAGAGCACCGCGCCTGAAATCTGCCGGATCATGTGCCGCCTCCTGGCGGCATGCCCATCGCCGCGCCGAGGGCGTTCCCGCCGCTCAGATTGGCCTGAGACAGCGTCTTGGCGGCGTTAACCGCAGCCATCGCCTGTTCTGGCGCCTGCGCCTGCTGCTGGCCCTTCTCGCGGGCGTCGTCGTGCGCTTTGACCTGCTCCTCGGTGAAGAAGAGGTCGGACGGGCAATTGTTGATCTCGGCATATCGGCGCCATGCCTTGCCGAGGTCCATGATGCGCAGCGGATCAGGCAGGCCCGCCGCCTTAGCCGCGCTGGACAGCGAACCGCCGATGCCGAGGGTGTCTTTCAGCGCCACGCCTTCCGCCGCCAGTTGCGCGAGACGCATGATCGACGTGTAGGTGATCTTGAGTGGGATCGGGCCGCCGCCGACACCTCCCTGCATCAGGCTCTTCGGCATGGGCTCGAGGAGCTTGCGACGCTCGGCGATCGCCATGATTCGCCGCAGTATGATCGACAACTGGCCTTCGACGTTGCGGATGACCGGGCCGAGTTCCTGAAGGCGCTCCAAATCGCGTTTCGTGAGTTCCAGCTCGTTGCGCGGCTGCACGCCGGCCATGCGTGTGATGGCCATGAAGACTTCGACGTAGAGGCCTTTCTCGATTCTCGCGTTGACCAAGGCGATGTCTTGAGTCAGCGCCGGCAACCACTGCGGCTGAACCTCGAACAGGGGCCAAAAGCCCTTTTTCGGGCCGTCGCTCGTGCAATAGGTCGTCTGGCCTGGCATGGTCGAGGCGGGCTCGTTCTTCAGCGATGGGTCCGCGCCCATGGGCGGCCGAACGCCCTTTTCGATGTATTCCGCCTTGCGCAGCGTCTCGCGCTGCACCTGCTTGTTGTCGCCCAGAGCGTCCATGCAGGGCCCGCGGCCGTAGGCGTCGTTGCTCGTCGTGGCCCAGCGGAACGCGGCGAAGGCGCGCTCGTTGAAGCCGCGCTTGCTCAAAGGACGAAGGCCCTTCTCGGCCTTGATCCAGTAGACCTCACGCCATGTGAAGCGGGCCGGGACATACTGGATCGAGCCAGCCTTGCCGCCGCGGCCGCGGCCGCGGCGCGCGATCGGATAGTTTGGCTCGATGCAGTGGCACACGACGAATTCGACGCCATGCGAGCCGCCCCCTTCGGTCCACATCGTCTGGATTTTCTGCGGGCAGTTCTCCAGCCCAAACATGTCGACGATCTGCTGCACGGTCTGGGTGAATTCGCGCTCGAACCGATCGACCGAGTTCCTGCCGCCGACGCCGAGATAATATTCCCCAGGCGCTGGCAAATAGAGGCGGATCACGTCCTCCTCGTCCTCGTAGATGATGACCGGCGACGTCGCAAAGACCGTGAGGTCCCTGAACATCGAGGCCATTTCCTCGTAGAAATTGGACTCGTCGAGGATCTTGCCGACGCGGCGCTGCGTGTCTTCCAGCCACTCCTTGGCGTCGGCGTCCAGTTCGACGCCGCTCAAGGCGCTTTCGAACTTCCACCACGGGCGCGCGGGATTGGTGAGGCCGGTCCACATGCCGGTGGCGCATGTGCGCACCGCGAGAAGGCCGGTCGAGTCGATGATGCTGTCGTTGATCTGGCCGCCGCGCCACATGCGGTTAGCTGTGACGAGCCACACGTATCTTCTTGGTTCGAAGAATTCAGCAAGTCTACTCCAATGGGTCCACCAACTCCATCGCCATTGACGATCGGAGTTCATCTGCTGTTCAAGGTGGCGGTAAACGTCGTCCCATTCCGGGTCCGGTTCGGTCGGCTTTCGCCTCGGCTCGACGGGCTGCTTCGAAAGCAGCGTCGGTCCCATGTGCTCGTATGAGGCCGGATCTTCGAGATCGACGAGGGAGAGGCGCGCCATCGGTTACTGCCCCAGGCCGGATTTCAGCGCGCCGGTTGTCGTGACCGGCGTTGCAGCGCCCTGCGATCCGCTGTCGACGGTGCCGCCGAATCCGCCCTTGCCGCTGGCTGCGGCTGCTGCGGCGCGCTGCGCGGCCTGCTCTTGCTGCACGGTGCTGCTCGCCATCGTCGAGGGCAGCGGAGGGGGTGGAGGGGGTGGAGGGGGGAGCATCATCTGCTGTTGCGCGCCGCCGCCGAAGAGGTTGGAAAAAAAGCTCATCATCACCCTCGATATGGGTTGAAATCCCGCCCTCCGCCTTCCTCGGCGAAGGGGTTGAACTCCTGGTGCCTTGGCAAGACGAGAGGCGGCGCTGATTGGCGCGGCGTCACGGGCTCCGCGAAGGTCAGGCAGTTGAATACCAAAACGCCATTCGCGTAGAACGCATTATCACGATTTAGGGTCAGGTTGTAAACCATCGTCGGCGGCACGTTTTCGGTTCGAACACTGACGGGAACAACAAGCGGTCTTCCGATGGCGGTTAGCAGCGAACGCCTTCCCGCAATGAGCGCATGACCGAGTTTCTGTGAAATAACGTCTAAAAGCAACACTTTGCATACACGCTTTTGAGCAAAATCTTGCTCGCTTGAAGTATGCCTCGAATTCATTTCCGCATTTCTCGCATGTATTTGTAAAAACTCGACGATCAACCCAAGCTTCCTTGCCATTCGAACTATGCCAAGCGATGCCTTCCGGAGAAGAATGCCAAGCCTTAGCCAACTCTCGCGCGCGTTCGCCATGGTTATCGTTGAGCCAGTGGCCAAGGGCTCTCCTCCCGTCTGAATGCAGGGCATAGTGCTCTGCCTCTTTGAGCAATTCCAAGTTGCTAATCTCGCTGCGCCGCCAATCATCGTCGCGATGATGGACCTCGTGACCATCCGGGATTGGGCCATGATGCTCGGCTCATACGCGCCTATGCAAAAGCCGCTGACCGAAAACTGGCTGGCGAGAGGAATAATAGCGACCGCTCTTTTGAAGCCAATAGACCGTGCCCTTGTAAACAATCCGCTTGTCATCAGCCATTTGCGTCGCTCAACCAATGGCGAAATAGCCATGGTCAAGAGTAGCGCGTCAAGTCTGACTTTGCCATAGCCAAACACAAAAATCTCGTGATCCGGCGTGCCAACGAGCTTCGATCCATCCGAAAATTCGACTGTCGTCAACTGCATGGTCTCATGCGCCCACACTTTTATGGAAAGCGCCTCCCCAAGCGGCGTAAGGATGCGTTCATTCCCGGCTCGCTCAATCGGGAGCCACCCGCCTGTCGTGGCGATTCTCGTTCCTGCAACGAGGCAAAAAGCGTCCCCCTCGTCGGGGCTGAAACCGAGTTCCTTCTTAATATCCTCTTTGGGTTCGAGGAACATTTGATCGTTCCGCATCCCGTATTTCGTTTGCGAGAGGGTTTTGACCAGTTCCTCGCTATCGGTCAGGGCGCCGCCACGCCTGATCCATTCGCAGGCGTCCCAATACATCTCCATGCGCTTGTTGAAAAAGCGCTTTTTCTCGTGCGGCGAGCCGCCGAAATAGATGCTGATCGGCGCGCGCCCGAGCTGGAGCATCCCGTCGCGCCAGCCAGCACCGTAGCCGCCGCCCGCGTCGATGAACGCCGCGTCCGCCTCGCCGCCGATCGAGGGAAATTCGTTCCAGTGGCGCACCGCGATCGCCGAGCCGTCGGTCGAGTTGACGTGGCGCATCTTCTTGGGGACGAGCGCCTGCAGGCCTTGTCGCGGGAAGATGACGCTCTGATCGTCGCCATAGTCGGCCACGTCGATGCCGAGCACCTTGGCGCCGGTCGGCCCGCGATAATAGCGGTTCATCGCGGCGCGAACCTCGTCCTCACTGATGAGGGCGTTGAAGTCCTGGTCGGGGAATTCGCCGAAAATCTTCACGCGAATCCAGGGGTTCTCCCGCCCGTATTCTTGGATCTGCTCCAGCGCGTGCTTGATCGAAACGCGCGGCGTCCGGCTTGGGTCGTCGGGGTCGGCCGTGATTGAAATGACCTCCCACAGCCGATTTGCATCGTTTCGGCGCATCCACGCGCGGAACAACGGGCCGCCGCGCCGCGTTGGATTGCCGGCCTGGATGATATGCGCCTCGATCGGTTCTCCCGAGAAAATAGCCTCGCATGTCGGCATGACCGCGTCGGGATAGTCGCCGGTCTCGTCGAGCAGCCACATGACATAGGGCGCGTGCAGGCCCGCCAGGGCGTTGCCGATCGCCTCCTTGTCGGCCGAGCGCGCCCAGCATCGCGCCTCGATACGCCAGGTCTCGGCGTGGCCGCGCATGTAAATCTTGTCGCCGGTCTTTTCAAACAACCGCTGAAGCAGCGGGCTCTGGATATGCCAGCGGGAAAGCTCGGTCCACAGGCCGGTCTTGAGGTTGGCGCCGGTGATCGACGCGCAGCCGATCATCGAGTGAGGCCGCGTGAGAATGAAGTTCCAGCCGATCCACGCGAGGACGGTGGTGTTGTGCGTGACGATGAAATCGTTTGTCAGGTAGCAGTGCGAGGGATGCTCGACGGCGATGCACATGCACTCGTCCTCGCCGGCAGGCTCGATCGACGTGATGAACCGCGTGAGATAGCGCGCCGAGGTCGGCGAGCGCAGCGGGTCTTTCCAGCGCTCGGCTTTGTGCGCGATTCGGAAGGGATTGAAGGGGAGGCAGACCGAGACGCGGTAGCAGTCGCGGCATTCGACCATTTGCCCGTCAGGGGCACGGTAGCGGCCCTCCTTGATCGCCGCCTTGATGAGGGCAACGCCGCCGAGCGAGCGGGCGAGCCACACCACGTCGTTCGCCAGGCGCTCGGACGTGGTGGAATACTCCATGTGGCCATCGTCGCCGATGCAGCCGTCCGTGTCCATCAGGCCGCAAATCAGATCGCGGCGCTGGATGATCGAGGCGTATTTGTAGTTGCCGGGGATGAACCGCTCGTGGCTTCCAAGATAGAAGCAGTCGAGTTTTTCGAAATCCGCCCTCGACTGTCTGATAAACACGCCTTTCCCATCACTGTGGCGGCTCGTTTCATAACCGCGCTTTGCTATTTCATCCTGAACCTCCTGATAAGGTTTCGAGTATTTTGGCTCTCCCTTACATCCGTCGCCGATCCACACGCCGACAAGATATGGGTCAAGCGGCTGAATCATGTGCGGGAATTGCGCGCCGCCTTGGCGTGGAATCTCGAACTGGTTGCGGCCGTTGTGGGTGGCGTCCTTCACCCCGCGCGCGATGATTCGATCGGTCGTAAGGATGGAATATCCATCAGGCGGCGTCAGATAGCCGCCCTGCGCCCGCGCTCGGCACTCAATCGAGCATTGGATGTCGCGAGCGAGTTCTCTCGCGTCGATCGAAAGCGTGGGGTCTGGCACGTCAAAACGCGGAGTCTTACTCGCCAGACCATGCTCGCTATGAGTCAGGCGTCTCCATCCGCCCCGCTCGGGCGTCCAGTCTGGAGACTGCCTCATCTTGAAGTGGCGGCGCTCGGTGCGCCCGCGCACCTTCCACAAGTGATCTCCACTGCAAATTGACGACGAACCATCGTCGAAAGTCACCCTGAAGAGAGGCATTACACCCTGCGGGTAGACGCCGACAACGCGTGTTGACGATCCATCCTCAGCAAACACGAAGTCGCCAGGCCTTAAATCGCCAAATCTTCTAAGACCGAAGGGCGTTTCTATAAGCTCTTGTTTTCTAATAGCTTTCCCAGGCCCAGTGCAAGCTTTCATGGCGAGACGCGGGCATGTCGGGTAACTCCGCAGCGCGCGCTCCTGCCACGCATCGGGCTGCGCGCCGAAAAGCTCGCGCACCATCAATACCGGGTCAACGGAGTATTTGTAGAAGGCGTCTGCGACGACTCGCTCTTGATCAGATAGGGAATTATATAGTTCACTCCCGCGCATCCTTTTTCCTTTCGCGTATGATCTTGGCTTTGCGGAGCTTTCTCGCTTTCGCGGGCTCGGATTTTGGCTTGGGGAGGAACGCCAAAACCTTATCCGCAACGGCGTCCAGCGCCTTTTTGTAATCGGGCTTCATCGTCGCTCCTAATGCGTGAGAGCTTTGTAAGTCAGGCGCTTGCCTGCAACGCCATCAATAAAGCTGTCGAGACGCTGTAGCGTGTGGCGCTTCACGTCGCCTTCATTCAAGCGGAAGGAAAATTCATCGACATAGCGGCCCAGATGCTTCTTGCTGGTATGATGGTAGACGCCGATGATCCCGCGCTTCATGACCGCAAAGACGCTCTCGACGCCGTTGGTGGTCACGTCGTCACGGACATATTCGCCTTCGCTATGATTGACGGTTGCGTGTTCAAAGAACAGCCCATTGAGGCCGCGATAGACAGCGGCCTCGTCAGTGTGGAGCCTCGAGCCGGCCTCAACATTCTGGTGAATTTTCGTGTGGAGGGTTGCCATGTCCGTGTCTTCGACTGGCATAGCTTTCATACGCCCGCCGCGCTCGCGCATCGCGACAACGGCGGTTTTACCTACCGTGCCGCGCCCTGCCTTGAGCTTCTTGTGCTCGTGCTTGTTGGCCTCTTTCCCGCCGACATAGGTTTCGTCAATCTCGACAATGCCTTGAAGCTTTTCGAGATCGGAGCCGCAGGCTTCCCTGAGTCGGTGAAGGACAAACCACGCTGACTTTTGCGTGATCCCGATTTCCTTCGCGAGCTGCATTGACGAAATGCCTTTTCGCGCCGTCACGAGCAAATACATGGCGTAAACCCACTTGTGCAGCGGGACGTGCGAGCGCTCGAAAATAGTGCCGGTGCGGACGGTGAAGTCCTCCTTACACTGGTTGCAGCGATAAAAGCCACTCTTTCGCGCGGTGATGCGCTCGCCAAGGCCGCAGACAGGGCAGCGCGGGCCATTCGGCCAAAGCCGCGCTTCCAGATAGGCGCGAGCGGACTCTTGGTCTGGGAACATTGCGAACAGTTCGAAAGTGGAGATGGTTGATTTAGACATTGTCTACCCTTTCCCCGCTCGCGTTCATCCAACGAAATGACTCGATGACTTTTTCAATTTCAGCGAGACGCTCGTCTGTAATATCATCGTAATAGGTATCGAAAAGCATAGCGACGACCCTGTGAAGCCGGTCCCCCGGCTTCACTATAAGTTCTTGATTTGCATATTCATCAGAAACACGTTGCATAATCATGCCCCCAACAAAGAGGAGTAAGCGACGTATTTTTCCATTTCGTTGGTCATCCAAGCGCCGTGCTTATGTGCCTCAATCTGTCCACGGGTCATGCGCTCGACCACTTCGCTGGCATTGGTTCCAAGCGTCCATTGCCCCTTGATCAGACGCTGGTTTGTCGAAAGAAGGTCAATCGCCTGTTCGCGAGAGACGGTGGAGTTCCATGTAAGCTGCATGTTCGATCTCCCTTGTTGATAAAAACAAGGTAGTTTATTCCCTCACGATTGTCAAGGGACTAAAATATATAATTCCCATCAGATAGGGCTATCGACGTGCTCCATGCGCGGGATCTGTGACCGGCTCACCGTGGGAAAGGGGAACGGAAACCCCACGGCGCCGGCTGCGAGAGGTTACGATGCCACTCTCTCGCTTGGCGATGGCGGTCAACTCCCAAATTTTGCGAGATCCTTGCGGATCTCGCTCAGCACGATCCGCATGCCGAGCTCGTAGCCGACGGCCTGCGACTTGGCGATGGTTTCGTGATCCTCTTTCAGCTTAAGGCGCCGCACATAGGCGCGCTGCAACTCTTCGAGGCGGCCGGTCTCGATATCGGAGAGGTCTCGTGGGATGGGGCCGGCGGGCTTGATCTCGTAAGGCTCGTCAACGTTCACTTGGGGCGTCCTTCTTTTTCTCGCTTTTTCTCGCGCTTGTAATGGGCGGCGCGCGAGATTCCGAGGGCTTCCCAAGGCTTGCCCGTCGAGGCGGGACGTCCGCCTTTGGAGCGGGCGGCGGGAGTCGAACCCGGCGTCTTCGGCTTCGAAGGCCGCTGCTCTGCCTTTGAGCTACGCCCGCGCTTTGGTTTGGCGCCCCCGGAGGGAATCGAACCGACTTCTCCAAGGTCTCGGGCCTTGGCGCTCTGCCGTTGAGCTACGGGGGCGGGTGATGGACTATTGACTCGTTTTAGCCCGCTCCTGCGAACAATCTTGAGGATGTCGTCGCGGTGAGTGAACCATTCTCCATAGGCGCGGAAGGGCTCAAAAAACCGATGCAGCAGCTTTTCGAGGCGCTCATCGCCTTCGATCGCATAGGCCGCATCAAGCCGCTCGGGATGGCCCGTTTGAAGGCCTTTCACGCGAGAGAGCACGTCCCCGCCCGTAAATCCTATTTTGAGGAATCCGAGAGGCCCGGTCCCTTCGATGAAGTAGACTGTTCCACGGCCCGGCGCTTGCGCATCAACTCCCGCTGATAAGCCTTCCGATCGAAGGAGCCCTTCGGCGCTCGCTTCGGCTTCGGCGAAGGCTTTTCCTTCGCTTTGGGTGGGCGCGGCTCCTGCGGCTTCTTCTCCGAGCATGGAGCCTTGTCCTCTGTGTCGACATAACGAATAGCCATTGCGTTAGACTAACGAGCCTTATTGTCTAGGTCAACTACCTCCACAGGTCGCGCCTCTATCGTTTTCATCTCCTCCCGCCGGCGCGCCGCGACCTCCTCGATGATCGAGGCGATCGACACTTCCACCGTGCCCTCGACCTGGGTTTTCTCCCCATAGCGCTTCTGATTCATCTTGCCCGCGCGCCACTGCTTCGACCAGATGAGGACGCGTGCCGCTTGTGGGTCGATCTTGCGGGTCTCCAGTTTTTTTTCGACGTCAATCATTGCAGAAACAACGGCCTCTGCCTGTCCATATTCTCGCGCGCGCGCGATACGTGCCGCAAAATCAGGGTCTTCCCCCTGCAATCTGAGAAGCGTCGCGTAGGACGGCATCCCTGCGATTTTGGCTATGTCTTTGAAAGAATGGTCTGTTTCGATGAGGGAAATGATTTTGTCGATGAGCTTGGGGGATTTTGTCCAAGGGGTTTTGGGGCCTCGCTTTTTTGGGGTGGGCTTTTTTTTGGGTGAGACGGTTTTTTTGGACTTGTCCTGCTTACGTTTAGCCGGAGGGGATTTGGCTTTCGATGCTGGCAAGGTCTCGGCTCTTTTTTCAAGGGGTCTCGCGCCTTGAGGATATGCGAGATTTCGACGAGGCGCGAGGGGATTGGATTAGGCGCCGAACGCCTCGATGCGAACTTTGAGGATGTCGTTATAGGCACTCATGAAGATCGCTTGTGCGTGAAGCCGCGCTTGTTCCGCCGGTGCGAGTCCATCGAAGGTGGTGCTCACATGAAATTTTCTGAGCTTAGCGAGCTTGTCTTCAAGATCGTTTTGCTCCTCCACGACGCGCTGTTGATGCGGTTGCATTGGCGTCACTCCTGCCAAGTCGCCGCTTTGACGGCCCACATCTGGGCGCCTTGCGCTTCGGTGATGGCGATCGAGTGCAGGCGCTTCTGCTCGCTCGAGGCCACGGGATTGTTGCGCGCATCGTGGGCGATGTCGATGATCTGCGCGTAGAGGGATTTGATCTTGGAAACAGTGTCGTCGCCGCTGGGGTTGAAGGACAGGCCAACGGCCTTTTCACCAAAAGTCATTTGTTTTCTCCTGTGTTTTGCCGAATTACCGTTCGGCGTCGGGTTCAGTCCCACGAGAAGCGGGGCAGGGTGATCGGCGCAGCTCCGCTCTTTACCCGCTTGCGAGACGAATTGGTTGCCGCCGCGAAGACGATCGCGGGCGTCCCTGCCTCATGGCCCATGGGGCGAGGCAGGTCTTTTCGATAGGCTGCACGAGCGCGCGCGGTGCGCTCGCGCTTCATGTCACGGAGGAGGAGGGTGGAGGCGCGCGCTTGCGGCATGACGTCAGCTCAACTCCCGCAGTGGAGCTTGGCGCGGGACGCGAGCCCGAAGCGCACCCAGCCGAGCGCGCGGGCTATGCTTTGGCGCACATCCGCCGCCGTGCGAGGCGGGTAACCGGCAGCAACGTCTGATTCTGCCGATCCGAGAAGAGCCGCCTCCATCGAGGCCAACGCGATGTCGATCTCAGCGTCTGCGGCGGCACATTGGTCCGCGTGCCCCTCGAGCACGCGGAAGGTTCTGTCGATCTGGTAGCCAGCAACGGCCTGCGCCGCGGCGCCGCCGGCCCACAGCGCGAGCGCGCTGGCGACGATGAGAGCTTTCCAAGGGGAATTATATATTTGACTCCCTCGCCGCTTTGGGCTAGTTTTATCCCAGAACGCAAGGCGTTGATCCAATGACCGAGCCGCCACTGAAACCCCCGAAAGAGTTGGATGCAATCGTGGATTTGGTCTTCGCCTATAAGGCGAAGCCAAAAAGTGCGCCCGCGAAGAAGCGCAAGAAGAAGACCGCGAAGGATAAGCCCCTCTCGATTGATTTGCATTAGCCGCTCTTACCGGGCAGAAAAAAGGCGTAACTGTAATTACCATGTTAGGAGCCCTTGATTGTGCGCACTATTAGCCTGACAGACCAGCAAATTATAAAGATTGCAATTGCAACTGCTGGAATAATTTTAGCGATTGCCGCTATATGGTGTGCGTGGGAGATCTCTACTTTTAGCTCATTATCGGCATCTGACGCAAAATGGTGGGTGCATACTTCAGAACTGCTGCTTATCGCGTCTTCGATTCTTTTGGCACTGGGGCTTTTCGGAGAATGGTCCGTCATGGCTTGGGCTCTTCCTTGATGCGCGTGATTAAAATATCGTTAATTTTTTTGATGAGGTTCAATGGCGGCAAGCCAAACACCAGTTTTTCGAGAAGACCATCCATCTCTTCGTCCCATTCCTTTTTGCGAAGTTCGATTTCCGCCGCTGTGATAGGCTGCGTTCTGTCCACAGGCGTCATTTCTGGAGTTTTTGACATATCGACCTCTCGGGAATGAGGGGTCTCCGGCCAGTAGACGACGAGACCGGCCGGAGACCATCGCAGGATCATTCCTGCGAATTCTTGCGCTTCTTAGCGCGCACCACCACGACGAAGATGATTGCAAGAGCAATAGGCGCGCCGAGGATGGCGGCGCCCGCGGATTCCAGCGTGGTCATTGGCGGCGTTCCGCCTGGACGGTGACGAAATAAGCAAAGCCGATGGCGATGCCCAAGAGCAGGATTCCGAGCAAAATCTGATACATGGCGTTACCCCAATTTCTTCGCTAAGCCGAAATGCCGGCGCACCTGCGGGAACTCCTCGATCAGCCCCATGATGATCGCGGCCGAGCGCGTGATGGGCACGCTCGCGTCCTCCCAGCGCCGCACCGTGCGCCCCGTTGCCCCGACAATCTCGCCGAGGTCGTCAAGGGAAAGCCCGTAAGCGCGACGCAGCGATTTGACTTTGTTGGGGGTCATCAACATCGTCTCTCTCCATTGGCGGCGGGCAAGATCGCCCTTGATTTCAGAAGTGACGCGAGACGATCTCGAAATGACCGGTCCCGCACCACGGCTCGCCGACGGACTTATCGTGCGCGCGGTCGCGCACCTGCCACATCGGCATATATCTGCCGTCGAACGAAGCGACACAGACACTCAAGGAGGCTTCGCCGTTGAAATTCCATAGACGGCGAATCTCATAGACAGGGCGGCCAGGGATCCGGTGCCGCGTTCCGCTCGCAAGCCAGCGCCGACGAAATCCATTATTCCAGAAGCGGCGCGATTCTTGCGCATACCTAACAGGTTCGTCGGGGTGAATTTGACTTACAACCATCTGTCGTCTCCTGATTCGGCGGGCACGCGCGCCCTGTGACACCATGACTGTATGACATCATATCAAAGGATGCAAGCCCTAATTTTCATTTTCGATCCACTTTTTCATCGCGGCGCTCCATGATGTGGATATTTCGGCAGCGGGTCGATCCGCGCGGCCGTGTGCTTGCCCTTGATATTCCTGGCAAAAAAGCTGCCCTTGCTTGGCGCATCCATCATTTCGCGGTGCTTCTCGGGCGGCACGTCGGCGTAGGACCAGTGGGCGTCATTGCCGCCGGACTTGAACCGCACATGCAGGGTGTTGGTCGAGGGATCGTGGCCGACATGGGTGATGTTCGACGATTCGATCGGGGTCATTTCGGGGATCTGTGACATGGCTCCTCCTGAAAATTTGGTGGGCCGAGTTTCACGGCCCTGCCCCTGACGCTGGGGCTCGCGGATTCGAGCGACGTGAAAGCCAAGATCTCTCAGGGCTCACGCTCACCGTGATGAGACGCTCCACACGTCGTCGCTCGAAACTGGTCAGGCCCCGACCGCGCGGCGGCCACGCGAGCCGGAGCCATCTCGCAGGCTCATTCCTGCGAATTGGGGCGTCGCCATCTGCGATAGGCGGCGACGAAAATGCAGGCCAGCGCAAGAGGCGTGGCGATGATGGAAAGGCCAACGGTTTCCAGAGTGCTCATGGTTTCTCCGGTTTGATGCCCATGAATTTGCGCGCGGCGGGGAATGTCTCAATCAGAGTGACGATGATCTCGGCGGAGCGCGGGACATCCTGCGATCCGTCTTCCCATCGGCGCACAGAGCGCGGCGCCGCGCCAACCACGCGACCAAACTCAATGGTCGAGAGGCCAAGGGCGCGGCGACGGGCTTTGCACTCTGTAGGCGTCATTATTTATCGTCTCCGCGATAAATATCGCCGTTTTCAAGGTAGCAGTCTACAATATTGCCGCGCCACTTCCATTCCAAGAAAATATTGCCGTGAACTTCAAGTATTGCCTCGGCCCACAGCTTGTCGCCCTCGGCCCTCAGCTTGTCGCCCTCAGCCCTCAGCTTGTCGCCCTCAGCCCACACCTTGTCGCCCTCGGCCCTCAGCTTGTGGCCCTCAGCCCACAGCTTGTCGCCCTCGGCCCTCAGCTTGTGGCCCTCAGCCCACAGCTTGTCGCCCTCGGCCCTCAGCTTCAATCTGGCTTGCCACTGAACTTTGAGTTTCATCACAAATCCTTCGATTAGCGCCGCGCGCCGCAAAACCACATCGCAGCGCCGGCGACGAGCCAGGACGCCACGACGGCTAGGCAGGGGGTCGCCACGATCAACGTGGCGATTTGCTTCTGGGTGAGGTCGAAGAGGTCCATCGGTCAGCCCTCCGCCAAGCCAGGAACGATCCAGACGCTCTCATGGCGGTGCGCGTGGCCGTGCAGGTAGGCCCACATGCTGCCGAGGCCAATGTTGCGCCCCTGCCATGCGGCAATTCCGCCGCCGGGATAAACGAGATAAATGACCATTTCAGTCTCCATTGCTGGCGGGCACAGTCGCCCTTTCGACACGCTCACTTTGTGGCCGTTATGGCCGGGCGTCAAGCTCTTTTTTTCTCCTCCGCAAGATTTCGTCGACCGCCCACTGGACGTGGCGCGCGCTTACTCTCATGAGCGTGGCGATGGTCCTAATGCCGTAACTGCCCGCAAAATATTCCCGCTCGACGCGCTCGATTTGCGCGCCTGTGAGGCCGCCGCCGGGCGCGGTGAAGTGCTCGATGCTCATTTGCCTACAAACTCCTTGATGCGATCCTTGAGGGTGCTCGACGGCAAGCCGACCGCGGCCGAGACCAGCAGTTCGCGCGCGACATGGGCCTCGTCGAGGGCGTCGCGCGCCTCTTTGACGTAATCCGTCTCGTCGCCGCCGGCTGATTCGCGGTTCTCGATCTCCTGTTGCAGGAATTCCAGCAGGGCTTTCATTGGTCAGTCCTCCAAAAACCGCACGCGCGCCACGCTCACGGGGATGCGTGTCGCATCTGCATGGCGCGCATCGCCGCCAAAATATGCAGCGTCGGTGACGTAGCGCGTCACGGCCTCTATCGGCGGTAATGGGCGCGAGCCCGTCAGCTTGCCTGTCCGCAGGCTCCGCGCGGCATAGGCGCCGGCCACGCGAGGTTCGTTAGGTCGCTGATTGTAAGTCGCGTGCTTGCTCACTTGTCAGCCCTCGCCGCAAGCTCCAGTTCAATGGCCATGGCGACCGAATCGAGGTCGGGGTTGTGCGTGACTAGGGCGCGGACGTGCGCCAGCCAGCGCTCGAGCGTGCTCGTCTGGACGTTGGGAAGGTCGGGGTAGAGTTCCATGATTCGCTCCTTGCGGGTTTCAGACGAGGGCATGATGACGGCAAATCCTTTCGATTTTCTTAACCGCACGGAGCGGGGCGGCTCCCGCTTCAAGGCGCCGCCCCTGGCCGTTTCGGTGGCTTATACCGTGGCGATGGCCTGTCATCCAAGACTAGCGGGTCTCCCACGGCCTCGTCCCCTTCCCTTACAGTTCAACCATCTTCACGTGGTCCTTTCTGTCATCCATGGGGGTTGGGCGCCATCATCCCCAGGCGGGGAGCCTTTTCTTTCCTTCTCCTTGGCTTTTGCGAAAGCGATGCGGCGAGATTTTTCCCATCCGAAAATCACCGCGTCGGGATAGCGCGGCGTCTTTTGCAGCGTGTTCGCCGGAGCCACGCCGAATTTGTCCCGAAAGGCGTAATAGGCCCATCCGTCTTTCTTCCCGCGGTCGCGCGCAATCCAAATCAGCCCGGAATACCAGCGCTGCTTGGTTTCCATGTCGGCTTGCTCTTTTGGCTTGCGCTTCGAACCGATCTCGGCAAGCTCGCCCTCCTCGCAGGCGATCTTGCTTTTCGGCGCCGTCTCGAAACCGCAGGCCGGGCATTTCAGGACGCGCGCCGGCTTCATGAACGCGCATTGTGGGCACGCCTTCGGCAAGGCTTCCTTGCGCCCGGCCGCCTTCTGTTGCTCTTCCGGCTCCCATGGGAAGCTGTCGTAGTAAATCTCGTCAGGCATGCCGAGGCGGGCGATAGTGTCGCTGTGATCGAACACCAAGCAGTTTTCTTTGCCGGGGGCCGTCCGCAGCCCGCGCCCGACGATCTGCAAATAGAGCATTTCGCTGCGGGTCGGCCGCGCCATCGAAATGCAGGACACAAACGGGGCGTCCACGCCCGTCGTCATCGTGCCGACGTTGCAGATGACTTCCAGTTCGCCCGTGCGCAGCTTGTCCACCAGCTCCTCGCGCCCGCCTGGGCCTTCGACCTTGGTGTAGGCGTCGACGTAGCCGGTGCGCACGCCAGCGGCCAGGAACTGCGCTTGCAGCGCCTGGGCATGGGCGCAGTTGACCGCGAACACCAGCGTCTTGCGCCGCTCGGCCTTCTCCAGCCACGTCGTCACCACATCGGCGATCAGCTTCGGCTTGTTCATCGCCGCGCCAAGCTGGCCCTCGTGATAGTCGCCGGCGACGATCTTGACGTCGGAAAGGTCGGGGACGGACGGTGCGAAGGCGCGGAACGGCGAGAGATAGCCTTTCTGGATGAGGCCGTAGGTCGTCTCGACGACGATCATGCGGTCAAAATAATCGACGAGTCCCTTGCGCCAGGGCGTCGCCGAAAGCCCGATGAAGACTGTTCCGGGGTCCGCCTCGTCCATCCAGTCCTGATGAGCCTTGTGGAAAATGTGGCAGTTGTGGACTAAGACCCCTTCAGCAAAATAAGAAGGGTGTCCGCTGACGTGCAGGTTGAACACATCATCAATGCGTCCGCATTCTTTAGGCGATATACTTTCCACCCTAACGTCGCCAAAAACCGATCCTTTTTCGCGTCCAGTTCTCGCGCCCGCGGAGAGTTGTGCGATCCACCATTCAATTCCACGCCGAGCTTTTCCGAAGGCTTCGCCAAGTCGAGCTTGTAGCTCCCGGGAATGCCATAGCCGCGCGGCATACCCGTCGTTACTGCAAACTCTGCTTTCCACTCCTCCCCCAAGATCGCAAGCATCGCTTCTTGCGGCTTCGTCATAGGCCTTCCATTCCCGCCGCGAACGCTCGGCGCGTGACCAATGCGCTTGAAGGTGGCGCGCTGTTTCTGGCGTGACGCATCCGAGTGCATCGGATTTGACAACTTCTTGGCACAGGATATCGAGCAGCATTTCTGCTGCGCCCATGCCTTTTCGCTGACGATCGCTCCGCCGGCCGTCATGGCGGAAAACATCTCTCCACAAACAACGCACATTTTTTGCGAAGAACTCGCTCGCTGCCGCCATGAGCCAATTTTTATTTTTGCGCAACCCGGACACCGCGTCCGAACCTTCCATCGACTCTCCGCCTCTAACGCATGTGGGCGGAACAGAGCGCCACATAGTTCGCAAGCCTTCACGGCTGAAAAGAAACGAATCCCTCTCCAATTCCCCGCACGCTGTCCATCCGGCACCTGAGAATGCTGGATGATTTCTGGTGATTCGCAGCGTTCGTCCATTGCTCATTCCTATGGAAATCGGCGTAGCGACGCGGCGTGAGATCGCCTTGATTCGCCCGACACCTATTGCATTACAAACATAATCACCTTCTTTCAAATCCTCAATGTTTTTCTCTCCGAAAGGAGTCATAATTTTTGTTCCGCGCACAACACACTCATCGAACAGCACGACGTCAGCCTGCGGGCGGCGGCGGCGCCCAACGGTCTGGATTGAGCAAATCTGCACGGGCGCGGTGTGATCGGTCAGGAGGTTGTCGCCCTGCACGACGCCGATGTGATCCATGCCGGCGCGCTTGAAGGCGCGATAGGTCTGCGGGATCAGGCTCAGCAGCGGGACGACGAAGGCGCATGTGCGGCCGCGCGCTCGCGCCGCGGCGAATATGGCGCTGGCGACGAGGCACTTCCCCGCGCCGGTCGGAGCCGAAAGAACCGGGCGCACGCGGCGGCGAACAATCTCCTCGACGCTATCCCGCCTCATCTTCACGTCGATCCACTCGGAAATGGCGCGGCGGCATTCGTCGACGGCGTGCTCCTGATACTCGCGGAGGATTAAAGGCTCTGCGGTTTTTGGTTCGTCAAAAAGGGTGGTCACCGCGCGTTCCTCCTCGCCCAATCCATCTGCCTTCGCTTCATGCCTGCGTGCAGGTCGCGGGCCATTTTCTCGTCGTCAGGGTGCTCGCCGCCACACAGCCACACGCAATCCGCCTCAGTGATCTCGCCGCGCTTGCGTTGCGCGAGGACAGACGGCGGGGCCGGCCGATCGGGATAGCGCCGCAGGAAGGCTTTGATGGCCGGGTCGGAGTAGTCGACGTAGCGGCTCATAGCCCGTCCTCGATGTCCCAATCGTCAGCTTGACCATTCAAAGCCAAAGCTGGGCCATTCCCTCTATCAACTACCCTAGATTCTTCTTTTGAATGCCCATGCGAAGCATGTGGTTGTGGTTGTGGTTGTGGTTGTTGAACATTGTTTGAACAATGCTCGTGCAATGATCGAGCATTGTTCCGCCGAGACTCCCCGCTTTTCCGCCCGGCATAGGCCCGGCGCTCATAGGCGGTTTCGGCTTTTTGAAGCTCTTCGTCTATGCGTTTATGGTGCCATCCTTCGCGGAAAAATCGCCGCAGCCGCGGCCTTGCTCGCGCCCATGCGTCAGCGTCGAGCCCGACGATGCAGGCAAGCTCTTCATCGTCGTCTGGAAGGCCGCCCTTATCCCAATATTCGAGCATCAGCAGCAGATAGGCACCGTGCTCAAGCGTGGATAATCGCGACGTGTCGCCCCGATAGTCTCGGACGTAAAATGGAAACCATGGACGGCTCATAGCGGCGCGCGGGGGTTGATTGGCGCGCACGAATGCTCTAAATATTCGCCTACCGGCATCGTTTGATCTCCATCAGCGGTTCTCTGTCGATCGGCCAAGGATGCTTCGACCCCATCGCTTGGCAGAGTTTCCGCCGCCGGCATCAGCACCCGGCGGCGGTTACGTTTCTAGCGCCCCGCTCCAGATTCGGTCAAGGCGCCTTGTCCTTATTCCCAGGCCCAGCTTTTGCTTCGTCGGTCTCGCCCTTCCCGCTCAGCACATCCAGCGCCGTCTGCATGTCCCGCTTGACCGCGACTATTTCGCGCGCGACTTGGGCGAGGTCGTCAACGCAGGCGATCGCCCGCGCATCGTCCTCGGCGACGACGAGATCGTCCAGCAGCATGCTGTAGGAGCGAATCAGATAGGTCAGCTTGCGCAGGCGCCGGCGGCTCTCGATGTTCGAGGCGGCGCAGTCGAAGGCGCGGGGGAGGCTGTCCGGAGGGCGGCGAGTGGGCGCTTGGCGGTTGCTCAAGTTCGCCCCGCCTCGATCGCCTTCGCATAGCGCGCCAGCGCCGCCTCGCGCGCGGCAAGCCGGCGAGTCATGCGCTCGATGGCCTCCGGCGGACGCTTGATCTCTTTCTTCATCGCGCGCTCGATCCAGTTGCGGGCGGAAACGACGAGCAGTTCGATTTCGTCGTGCTCGTCGCGGATGGTGACGGGAGCGTCAGTCAAATCACGCGACCTCGGGCGCCGCCTCAAAACCTTCCAGCCCGGTCTCGTTCGTCACGCGCGCCAAGTCGGCGTAGAGCGCGGCGCGGATCCTCGGCGGGTAAATGTCTGGACGCACTTCGCTCCTTCGCAACTTGGCGATGCGAGCCACGTCCAATACACGCTCCGCCGGAACCCGCTTCCAGCGGCATATGGAAGCGTGCGAAATTCCCAACTCACGCGCCAGGGCGCGCGGGCCTCCCGCAGCTTCAACGATTTGACGCACTGATTTGCTCATGCGCCGGCCATGGTAGCTACGCGTCACCGTAGGTCAAGAGAAAAAAATTGTTGCGCACGGAAAAACGCGCTTGCCTTTCATGGTGACTTGGTGCTACCGATTTGCCACAAGCGCCGAGCAGTTGGAGGCGGTAATGAGCCATCGGCTCGATAAGCATGCGGTTCAGTTTAGAGCAATCGGCGCTCGCGGTGAGTATCACGTTGAGTCGCGCGGGCTGGCCCTATGGTTTCGTGAGAAATACGGGCTGGCCCGCGTCGAGGCAGAGATTGAGATCGCCCTCGGCACAAATGGAGATTGAGGAAATGCCGATTTACACAACCCTAAATCGCATACGCGCGCATGAGCCTTGTTCCGATGGATGGGCAAAGCTGC